TTCGCGCCCTGGGGATGCTGGGTATGTATCAGATGCCGTGCGCGAGATTGATGTTGCGCTCAATGGGTTGGTGAAGGCCCTGTCGGTGATTAGAAACCTGAACAATGGGAAGTAGAGGGAGAAATGAGCGCTGCATTTTACGAGATGTTGGCTGTAAATGTGATTTCGAGGGCTGCGCGGGACATGGCGTCTGTTGATGGGGCGTCGCGAGAAGATACGATTGACGCGGCCATGTGGGTGTTAGGTGATGATATGGAAGAGGGCAGTTTTCGGTGGTGGTGCGCGTTGGGTGGGTTGGATGCGGATAGGGCGAGAGAGAGCGTTCTGCGATATTGCGTGAAACATCGCAATACATCAAGCGATATGCGCAACGCGTGTAGCAGGATATTGTCTGGAGAGCTAACGCCGCAAGAGGCTGCAAAAATGTTTTCTGTACACACAACCGATGAGGTGTGCAATAAGCCTATGTATTCGCAGATGGAGATGGAGGTGCTATGGGATCTCCCCAGCCTGTGAAGTTCGACAGCGAGAAGGTAAGGCTGGATCTCCTCCCAGTCCTACCATTGATTGCTGTGGCTAGGGTATTTCAGTTGGGGGCGAAAAAGTACGGTGAATACAACTATGCAGAAGGTGACGGGTTCGAGGCATCGCGGTTGTATGCTGCTGCGCTGAGGCATTTATTCGCGTGGTGGATGGGGGAAAATAACGACATCGAGAGTGGTGAGAGCCATCTTGCTCACGCTGTGTGTTGTATACTGATGCTGATGGTGAAGCATGTTGACGATCGCCCGTCTTTCGGTGGAGGTGGGAAAGATGAGGCCTGAGGAGTGCAAAAGCGTATACGGCATTGACCCGCGAGATGTCGAGGGCATGATGGGGTGGTGGATAGTTGATGAAGTATCGGCCGCGCGTGCGGCTAAGAAAGGAGGTGACCGTGTACAACCAGGGATGTTGGCGGTGCTGGTAAGGGGTGGTGTGGATACAAGTTGGGTGCATGCAAAGGTGAACTTTGTGCACGAACAGGTTTTTTATGAAACAGGTGTTAGGGTTTTGTATTTCCGTAAGCAATGGTGGAGGGAGAAATGAGTCAAGATGCGCGTTTGGAGTGGTTGAAGAAAGTTTATAAGGCTGCAAAGTCTGTGTTGATGGAGGGGGAGTATTTCGGGGATGCTGGCGTGATTGCCGCGCAGGCCGCTCTGGAAAGTGCGTGGGGGCAAAGCGAGCTTGCGCGTCAGGCAAATAACTTGTTCGGGATAAAGACTGGGAAGAGTTGGAAGGGGCCGTGGCTTGAGATGCAAACGCTTGAGTATGATAGCCATGGAGAGCCGTACATTCTCAGGCAGAAATGGAGGGCGTATAGCTCGTATGAAGAGTGCATCAGGGATTACCTGAAGATCATCAACACCAAGCCATGGTTTGCTCCTGCTGTAGAAGCGGCGAAAAAGCGAGACCCGAAGGGATACCTTTACGGGTTGCTTCCTGGGGAGAATAAGCCTGGCTGGGCCACTGATCCTAAGTACGCTGATAAGGTTTGGCGTATTTATGAAGCATATCATCTCGGAGAGTGGGGAAAGAATCCTGCTTATGCTGAAGTATAGTGATATTTCCGTCGAGCTCCTTGACTGCATGGGGAACGACCTCACGGTCGTGAATGCCGCGCGTGTGTCGTTCGCCAAGCAGTCTACGGTGTTTAGCGAGAAAGATGAGGCCTTGATTGCGTATTTGGCGCGAAATGGGCATTGGACGCCATTCGCCCATCCACACCTATCGTTTCGTATCAAGGCCCCGATATTTGTTGCACGGCAGCTGGCGAGGCACCAGGTTGGGTTGGTGTGGAATGAGGTGTCGCGCAGGTATGTGGATACACAGCCCGAGTTCTACCTACCTGTATGGAGGAAGAGGGCGGAGAATGTGAAGCAGGGGAGTGGGGAGGAGTTCGAGGATGCTCGCGGTCTAAGTCAGCTGTTGCACAATCTCTATGACCTAGCATTGTTCACCTACCAGGAGTTGCTAGACCGAGGTGTGTGCCCTGAACAAGCGCGCGTTGCATTGCCTGTTGGTGTGATGACAGAATGGGTGTGGACGGGGTCGCTGTATGCGTTCGCGCGAGTGTGCAATCTGCGTCTTGACAAACATGCGCAGAAAGAGACGCGGATGGTGGCTGAGAAAATAGCTGAGTATTTGCGCCAGAGATTTCCTGTGAGTAGCAGATATTTGTTGAGTGTGCACGATTGATATGATATACTTGACAGCATGGTGGGCATACTTCTCGCTACTGCGCTTGCATCACAGCAAGCATTTTTTTTAGAAGTCCGCAGCGATGTTGTTGCTGTGCAGCGTGAGATTTTTGGCAATGAGAATATCTCAATTGCGAATGTGATAGCTGCACAGGCCGTTTTTGAAAGCGCGGCTGGAGAGTCTTTGCTGTCAAAACGGTACAACAATCTTTTCGGGATTACTGCTGGTAGGGGGTATAATGGAAGTGTCGTGTGGCTTCGTGAGCGGGCAACCGGCAAGATGGTGAGGTTCAGAGCGTATGCATCTCGGAGAGAGTGCATAAGAGATTATTTTCTGATTCTGATGAAATCGAAGTACTATCAGGACGCCTACCAATCTATGCTGAGAGGTGATATTGATGGGTTCATATCTGGTCTTCTTCCTGTGGTTGTGAATGGTAAGGTCGTAGAGCCAGGATGGGCCACTGACCCGCTGTATCGTGAAAAGTTGTATAATGTGATACGGAGGTGCGCCAATGTTTGATGTGTTGATCAGCTTCGTATTTGGGGTGTTCGTAGGGATTGTGGCCGCTGCGCTTGTGACTTCGCACAACATTCAGAAGTACAAGGGTTACGCTGAGGTCGTTGAGCGCGAGCGTGTCGAGTTGCAGCGTAAGCTGATTGAATTGCAAGCAAAACTGAAGAACAGGTGATATGATGGATTGGGCTGCCCTCGTTCCAACTACATTGCTAGGTGTACTTGCGTGGTTGATACGCGAAGATAGGAATCGCACGCTCAAGCGGTTGGATGAGATTGCCTCAAAGATAGATGCTCTATCTTCTCATTTGAATAATGTTTCTGTAGAGCTCACCGACAGAGTGGCGAGGCTAGAGGGTTTGATAGAGAAGCATGAGCAGCTATTGCAGCGCAGAAGGTATTCATTCTAGGAGGGAAATATGGCTTTGCCGGTGTGGCTTGGAGAGGTTCTGCGACCTATAGCAGATGTGATAGATGAACTGCATACGTCTGCAGAGGAGAAGGGACAGGTCAGGGCAGCATTGCTCAAGGTACAGATTGACCTGGTGAGTAAAGTGCTGGAATATGAGGCCGAAATCGCTAAAGCGCAGCGTGATGTGATTGTTGCCGAGGCGTCTGGAGAGAGCTGGATGCAGCGGTCGTGGAGGCCGCTGTTGATGCTCACGTTCACGGCGATTATTGCCTGGCAATATCTCATCTACCCGATCATTTCGGCAATCTTCCCCAAACTCCCAACTGTTACCTTACCGTCTGAGATGTGGACGTTGCTGACCGTAGGAGTGGGTGGGTATATAGTTTCGCGCAGTGGGGAGAAGATTGCGCAAACTCTGCGTAGCGCGAGGGACTATGAAAGTAACCGAGATTAGCCTGCCATACAACGATACCATTGGTTTGGTGTTTCTATCGGATGTGCACTTTGACTCTCCTAAATCTCAGCATGCGAGGCTCAAGTCTGCGCTCAATGAGCTGAGCAACCTTCACTTTGGTGGGAGACCGCTGTACATCAGCATCATCGGTGATGTGATGGATATGATCCTCCCACGCGACCAGAAACGCTTCACCCCCTCCTCCTCTCCCAAAGAAGTTGCGTGTGAAGACGATTTCGTCATGTCTCGCATTCGCTATACTGCTGAGGTTATTGACAGCGTCTTTTCTGGAAATGTTGTGGCGTTCATTGGAAAGGGAAATCATGAAGAAAAGGTGCTGTTCTATCACGGCATCTCCCCAACGAACGAGCTTGCTAAAATGCTTGCCGAGAGGGGAAGGCTTGTGCATGTGGGGGAGTATACTGGTGTGGTGAGATTCAAGTTCGATATGACGCCCCATGCTGCAGGGAACATGGCGCGTATTGCTGAGTTCTCTGTGGCGTATCATCATGGAGCGTGGGGTGGAGAGTATGCCAAGGGTTACCTCGGGGCAATCAGGTATTTCTCGGCCATAGAGGACATTGATGCTGCCGTATATGGGCATAATCACATGTCAAGGCAGGATGTGATTGCTAGGTGGAGGAAAGTGGCGGGAAACAAGTACAGTAAGGTAAGCATTCCCGTCATCAACCTCGGGTCGTGGTATAATGGGGAGGAGAGCAATGGGGTGACTTCGTACGTTACCGAGGCTGGGAAGACGCCGCAGCCGTATACCTTGGTGACGTTTGCGGTTACGGTCTCCCCATTGCATGGTAGGTGGAAGGTGAGTGCACCGTACATGGTGATGCATGCTGGATAGGAGGTTGGTATGGGTGACTGGATGGAAGAGGATGATTACAACTCCCTGCCCATGGTTGGGTGGGATGAGATTTCCTTCCGCTCCTTCCCTGATGAGGAAGGGAAGACATTGGTTGTGATGTACATTGAAGACGATCCCGTGCTGATGTTCGATGAGGATGGGGCGGAGCAGCTGATTGCTGCGATTCAGGAGGCGCTAATCTCTTCCGGCGATGAAGAGGCGTAGCAATGCTGCTGGTGAAATCCGGGGATACGTTCGAGCGTAGCGTTGCTGTTTACAACGATGATGGTTCGCCTGCGAATCTCTCTGGTGTAAGTGTGCTCATGCACATTCGAGATTCGGCTGGGGTGTTGGTGTTGGTGGCGAGCACTGCTAATGGCATGGTGACGATTAGCGGGAATAAGATCAACATCACCATCCCCGCCGCCTCAATGGCTCTCCCTACCGGATGGTATTTCTACGATGTCGAGGCCACCTACCCAAGTGGTAAGGTGAAGACGCACGAGACCGATGTGATTATGGTGACGGAGGACTACACGCACGTGTAGCCCATGGAGGTGCGTATGGCTCGCAAACCCCGGCTCGGGAGTGGAAAGAGGTTCGCGGCGCTGAAGCGCAAGCTGGCCAGGCGTGGGGTGAAGAACCCTGGAGCTCTGGCCGCGTTTATAGGAAGAAAGAAGTACGGCAAGCGACGCTTCCAGAAGCTAGCAGCCGCCGGGAGGAGACGGAAGGCGAAGTAAAAGTGCGATATATTTGACTTATAGGCGCGTTTGATGATGAGGGGGGTATAAACATATACCCCCCTATATTATCTTCGATTGTAGGGCAACGTCGTGCAAGCGCAGGGCATTCTACACGTCGTCTTTCGACGGTGTTGAGTCGGGTGGTGGTGGGAGTTGTGGGGTTGGAGTGGGCAGTTCTGATGGTGGCTGTTGCTCGACGGACCGCTCTTCACGCTGCTTCTCAACGCGTTCTGCATAGTCATGAACAACATCGTCTTCTCCACCACGCAGGCGCTCATCGGCGTCTTTCGCAAACTGATAGGCAAGCTTGATGATGTTGTCTGGCTGAAGCAGCGCATCTTCGAAGGCTGTATGCGCCCTACCGTTATTTGGTAGGGCAATATTGACAGAGTAATCTATGGGCTGTGCTCCAGATTCTGCAGCCTCTTTGCTAGCATATATTGCAAGTTCAACCTGTATTTGTTTGGTTTCGTAGTTTATTACTACGAAGCGAATACGAGCATAAGCTCTGTCGAGTTCATTTCCATACCTTGTGTGATAAGCGTTAAGTAAAATACCCATAATACCTCCGCGTCTATATGTATTATACAGGACCTATGACCATAACGAATATGGGCAAATACCCAGATGTTCCGCTTCTGTTCACAGTGACAGAACTTGTAGTGAAATTGCTAATCCAAACCTGTTGATTACCCTCAGGCGTCACTGCGATACCAGGTCGTTCTGCAAATGTTCTGTCAAAATTTATAGTAACACTAGATTGTCCGTTCGGTATTCCAGATTCATAGCGAAATATAGCCCAAGGAACGCACACACCACCATAATATCCTACCATGAAACAATTGCGTGGATGCTGGAGTTGAATGAGTGTTTTCGAGTTTTTTGTCCCAATTGGGACAAATTGCTGGCGCATTGATGTGCTATCAATATATGCTCCTGAGAATATCTTGCCTATATCATTTTGTCCACTAACGGTCCCTGTTGCAGATGCGCTGTAGATAACGCCATTATCAAGCTGTAATGTTGCGATTATGGTGCTTGAGTATACATTTGTGAATATATCTGCAACCACACCATCAGAAACAGACACCTTCCATGACCACGAGCCACTCCCGGAAGTTGATATATAGCGTGATGCTATAGTACGTCTAGACGCATCATCGCACACAGAAATCGTTCCGGTTCTACCAGAAGGTATTGAATAATTTACGCTAATTTGCAGCCATGGATCGCTATCTGAGTGAAGCGAGGGTGTGTAGTAATATGTAGCAGATACGCTGACTGATGCAATAGATGTAAATGGCACAAACGATATAGAAGATCCACTCCCAACTGTCCCCATGTTGTTTACAGGATATACTGTTACAGTGTGAGTCATCTGTGGATCTTCAACATCGAAGGAGCATTGATTTGTGTTTCTGGCAAACTCACCAAGAGTTTTCGTATTTGCTCCAACTGTAAGTGTCACCCTATATCCGCGAACGAACGACGATTGTGATAGCGCCCATCCAACTGTTGCACGATATCTCGTCTGCCCTTGTGCGCCTATTGCTTGCACTGTATACCACAGTCCGCTAACAGAAGGCGGTGACTGTGTTGGATCGGGGTATGAGGTGCTAGCACGGGATTCTGTGTATAGCACCCAGGTATGCGATGTGGATTCATCGTATTGTGAATCCCTGGCGAGATAATGGAAGGTTTCTGCTGTTACATTTGCCAAACCATTATACGTATTGTAATCAACAGATTTTATGAACACCACTGGGTAGACCGTGGTGTATTGTGGTGTGGAAGTGGGGATGCCCCAAACGAAGCCTTTGGCGTTATAGAGAATAATGTTTGTCGTTGAGTTACCATTAAGGTATGCAAAGATGCTTAGAAAGTTTGGTGCATATGACCATGAAGTGCGCAAATCGGCTTGCACTATATCAAAGCTGTAGCTGCTATCCCCAAGAACAACATTATACCCAGAGGCGTTGACGCTTGTCACGCCAGATGTGGTTACAGAATATGGAGTGTCATTGTGATAGAGCACGATCCTGTTGGTGCTACTCGCCCAGTGTAGCGCAATAGTGTGTGGTATGTTCGTTGTCTTGTTATCAAGTGTAAAGTTGTACGCATTCCCAGCAAGCCTGACGCTCACCCCTGTGGATGTGAGACTAACTCCAAAACCAGTGGTTGTCGTCCCGTAGTCAACAAGTTTGACGTTGCTCGTTGGCCATGAGCTTCCACGCGGGACAAAAACAATCCCCACTGCCAATTCATTTGTTGGGTGGTTGGCTGGTGTGATAGAAAGAGTGGTGTTGTATAGAGCCACTCCAGTCTTGGCATGATTACTGTCTTTCAATACAGCCACATCCCCAGCAGAAACATTCTGCGGCGTGGTAAACTGCACTGTTCTTACATCACATATAGACTGCATGTGTATGCTGTGGGCCAGTCTCTTGGCTGTGATTGCATCAGATGTGAACTGCAGATTGGCATTCAGCGGTTGATAGGGCTGCCACCCAATCTCGAATACCGGAGAGATAGATTGTTGACGTGCGGACTCTCCTTTTCGATTGACATCTTCATATTCAACTATAACATGCGTAGGAGCATAATCAGGTAATATAGTTGATACCTGCACCTGTTTATCGAATCTGTTTGGAGATGAGATTATATAGGAATCATCAATGGTGTATGCAGGAGAGACATTATCACGATAGATGGTGCACTTTAGCTTACCATCAGGAGTAAGCAACACATCACCAAAGTATTCACCAAGAATATCTTTCGCATGAGCTAGCGCTGTTTTTTGATTGTCAATAATAGCTGATGCATAGTACATCATATATGCGTAACTATCTATTGTTTCGCAAAACGACGCCGCACTCTGCCAAGACGCCTGATCATAGTTCGTGCTATTCCATGCTATATTTCCAGCATCAGGCGCCATCAACATATCAAGTGCATGTAAAACAGGATTTGCTGTGTAAACAGTTGTTCCGGTGTTCGGGTTGTAGCACTTTCTACCCTGTACTTGTGCTCGAAGTTCCGGTATCCCACCGAAAATTTGACTATAAGGATCTATGCGCACAACAATGTACGCCAACCCAGTGAAACGCTCTACATGGTCAGGATAGGCCGATTGTATTAGCGGGTCCACTGACGTTTGTGTGCCTGTATAAGTGTTATACGTCACTCCAAGGGTATTGATATCCTTCCCATCCAACTCGATGTACTGATATGCATCAATGCCATTCCATGCTAAAGATATAGCATATGCAATCACAAGCTGATTACTCGAAGTGTTACCTACAAGGAACACCCTCCCGCCAACCCATCTCTGTCCATATACCATTGGGATGGGGAGGTATTCTGCTCCCTGCATATTTCTTGAGCTTTCACGAGGCTCCCCACCTCCACCCCCCCCACCATTCCCGCCTCCGGGAGTGATGGGCACAGGTATCGGCCACGGAGCAGGTGGGGCACCAGGAGAGATGTGGCGACGTGGAGAACGAGGCATTAGCTACCCTCCCGAAAAATGATTTTATCATTATCGAGCAACAATCTCCTAAAACCACCAAAAAACGCTGTCCTTGCGTTTGACTGACAGGCCGTCCATGTCTTCAGACACGTGTTGGCATATGGGCATTCGTTCGTGTTCGTGTATCTACACTGCTGCATGAATAGCTTTGGTAGGCGAGCGCCCCAGAACGACGCCGGTGGACCGATAGATACCTGAAATTTGTTTTCAAGTGTCGCAACAAACTGCTCTACTATCCCAGTGAAAATAACCGTGTCAGACAGAGACTGCATGTCATTGCCATAAATTTTGTATAGCTGTACACCATTCCTGAAGAAGTCAAGATAGTTCTTCCCATAAAATATCCCATACTTGTCAATCATCTCAAATCTGATCGAAGATGTTGTTGGGGAAGAGATGTTATTCAGCTCCACACCAGAGACTGGAAGGGGCAACCACGTCCCGCTAGGAGACGAAGAGACTTGCTCGTCAGCAAACACGTATAGTTGCCCAAACAGCTTCATCCCAAGCAGTACAATCACTTACACCTCCATAATCATCATACCGACAATGGACGCTTTGTCAACAGGAGCCAAGAACTGATACTGCAGCCTATTTGCACCTTCACCGCTCTGCGTAACCAATAGACAGTTTGGAAGGTAGATCCTTCCAGCCACAATACCACTCGATGCAGCAGTTGTGTATCGTGTGAGGTACGCCCTTCCATTGGAGTCAATTGGACGCGCTGATGTATCAGTAGCCACATACCCAATAGAAGACATGTCAGACGATGTGGTAACCAACTGTCCAGGAGCAATATACATTGCAGCAACAGGATGCCAAACATCAAAATCCAACGAATCAGATACATTCAATGCTCTGAATTCTACACCAAGATAATTGTTTGTCGTCGGAGAGCCTGCAGCGCTCACCAACGTCCATCCACTGCTACCAGGGACATCAACATATGTTCCGGCATTCCCACTATACCTTATCCCAACACGAACAGTTTTCGTTCCACCATTTTTCACCCAGCAACTCACTCCCCATTTTGAACTCGTAGTGGTAGCAATATCACTCCTAATCTGCACCAGCTTTTCATTGAGAGTCCCGCCAGATGTCTGAATCCTCCAGGCCGTACTACCACCAATGGGATCAGGCCTTCCGGATGTCCGTGTTACCGTTGCGCTGCCAAGTGCTTGCCATACAGATGTCTGCGATAGGTCCTCAGAATATTTCAGGAGATTTTCCCTTCCTTCCCACCAGTTTGTTGGAAGGGAGACGATTGTTCCTGCAAGAAAATCGGACAGTGTTCCATATATAGTTGAGAGCGATACGGATTTGGCGTGCGGGTAGAGCGTATTCATGGAAAATGTACTCTCCCCAAAGTTTATCTGTCCTAGAAACTGAAACCACGCATCTTGAGCGGTCTTGTCATACAGCTCGAACGTCCCATACCCCCTCCACTTCCCATTACTCCCCCAGCGTACAGTCGTTGCAGATTGCCGCGTGAAATACGTATACACAGGCAGGATAATCTCCTCCTGCCAATCAGCGGCCAATGGGTAGAGAACAGAAGGAAAGTTCGGCATAACTCACTCCCTCATACTGAGTCTCACGAGGTCGGCTTGACCCCACACATCAGCCAACAAACCCTTATCGAGCGTGATATTCACACTCACAGCCCCACCTAAAGCGGCGAACCGCGAGGCCAGTTCTTCACTTGCAGCGCGCACAACATCCAGCGCATTGGCAGCGTTTGTTGCCCCATACGCCAACTCTCCAAGCGGAGTGCGCCGTCCTGGTTCTTGAGGTTCGCCACCACCATCACCACCGCCATCTCCGTTCCCTCCACCCTCACCTGGCTGCGTAGGAATGGGTTGCGGCGGGGCGAGGGCAGCAACAGCACCCTGCAGGCTAGTGATGAAGTTGTTCAACTCGCTGTTGGCACGAGAAACTTCATCAATCCACGTACCAAGCAGTTGATTCGCTGTATTGAGAGCTGGATTGAGGTTATCCTTCACGAGGTTAGTAAGATTATTCAAGACATTCTGTAGATTAGACCTCTCCCCAGCAATATCATCAGCCAACCCAGAAAGCTGCGATAGCAACTGAGTTCGCGCACCCTCCCACTGTGTCCTGAACTCATTGAGTTTATTTTGCGCGACAGTAGACACATCAGGGAGGAGCATTTGTAACCACTCGTTGACGCTCACAAGCTGCCCATTTCCTATATCAAGCTTTACTTGATCCCCCATCTGCCGCAGCATACCTGCATACCGCAGCAACTGCTGCACGATGTCATTTACCTCTTCAGGAGAGGTGGCCTGTGATAGCATCTGATACAGATTGTGCATTTGGTCAACAATGTACTGCGCTTTGCCCTGCACATTCCCAGATTTATCGAACTCCTCAAGCTTGATGTCTTCAAGCATGGAGTTGATAGATTCATTGATTGACTTAGTAGCTTCATCAATCGAGCGAGCAAAATCATCAAGTGCCTGCATTGCCTCATTGAAGCTACTCGCCATTTCCCTGAACCGAGCAATCTTTTGCTCAGGAGTGAGGGAATCGAGACCTTGCTTCAACTCTGTAATGCGATTGATTGCCTTACCTATTGTGTCAGCAAATGTCTGTGCAGAGTTCTTATTCAAATCTGCTGTCCATTGAAAGATGTTGCGATTCATCAGCTCGCCAATATTGTCAAACTCCTTCTTCAACTCATCGAGTTGGTCTATCCATTGCTTGATGGCATCAACGAGCTGCATGATGGCCTGCGCCGAGCGCAACACCTCTTGAGCAAACTTCTGCAGCTCCTCAGGATTGCGAGCCTCACTCATCCCACGAAGCGCATCCGTGAACTCACCGCTCAACTCCGCCACCAATCCATTGAAATCAGTTTGACGCAGCTCTGTCAAACGCAGCTCTCGCTGATAGTCTTTGAACGACTCATTGAGCTGCTCTTGCAAGTTTACTAGGCTACGCAAATATTCGATGTTGTTGTTATACAGTTCCTTTGCCTGTTCCAGCAGATTATTGTATGTCTCTAGGCTGGTGTCAATATCACTCCCAGCGACAGCCTGAAAGACGTTCTGCATCTTTGTGAACTGCTTTGTGAAATCCTCTTGCCAGTGCTCCCTGCTGCCTTTCTTGATATCACTGATAATGGTGTTAATATCTTTGCCCGTCTCTTCGAGAGCATCACGTATATTGACTAGCAGCGCCACCCAGTTCTGGAAGCGCTCCATGACCTTATCGAACTCACCGGTGCTGAAGGCCTCCTTCCACTGCGCCATTACCTGCTCACTCACACCCAGGTTTGCCTGAAGGATGGCACGAGCAACGGCTGGGAAGGCATACTCCACCATAGCCTGTGGCAGGGTGTTGTTCATAAACGCTTGCAGAGCATTCTGCAGGTTCTTGGTTTCACGCTCATACCAACCATCATCCGGCCCGGTGAGCTTGAACTTGCTCCAGTCAATATTCAGCGAGCTCAACAACAACACACCAATGCGATAGAACCCACGACGGATTGAGTCATATCGCTCTTGCAACTGCCGCTGTATGGCTTGCTCTTCCTCTTGCGGCACCCCACCAGTAATCTCCCCAACACGCACACGGTTGAACGCAATCCTAAACTGATATCTAATCATGTTCTTCCCATCGCCAGCAAACCACCCTGCGATGGCAGCTATGATGGCCGCTATGACTGCAGCATAAGGATTAGCCGGCCAGAGTGTAGAGGCCACAGAAGCCGCTGTCGCAGCAAATCCAATAGAAGATGCGACACGATTGCCTTTCTGCATCCCATAGGCTGCAATCATCGTCCCAAGGGAGAACATGAGCTGCCTTACCTGCCCACTCTCACCAAACGCTCCCTTCTTCTCCCCACCAAGAACATTCTTCCACCAATCCTCCACTCCAGAACTTCCAAGCATACCAGGCGTTTTTACAATCTTACCGCTAGCATCAGTTATCTGCTTCCCAAACAACCAATCAATCAACCCCCTACCAAGCGTGCTCCCGAAAATCCTCCCGAGCGACTTGAACGCCTGCTTGAACCCATTCATCACACTACCAGACTCGAAGGCATTTACGACAGACTGTGCAAACGACTGCGCCCATTGCTTCGATATTTCATCACCAGCAGAGCTAATGAAATTTTTCAACCCACCAGCAGAATACTCAACTGTAGCCTTCAAATTATCAACGATATCACTTGCAATCTCTTGCTCATCCTTGAGCAAATTGACAATCTCACGCAGAATCTTCAGGCGCTCTTCATCTGTTGAAGCGTGCTGCGCAGCAACGGTAAGCTGCTGACGCATCACTTCCAAAGTACGCAGTGCAGCATCAGCATCGAATGCCCTCCCAAACACCGATTCAAATGCTTCTGGAGAGGACTTATATATTCTAAACTGCTCAGTTATCATATCAATCGAGTCCTTGAACTTGTCAATCAGCTCTTTGGTTTGCTTATTGACATTTTTATCAGCTGCTTTATAAATAGTATTGATGAAATCACTCATCATTTCAATAGCCTTCATTTTCTGCTCATCACCCAACGATGCACGAGATATTTCATCAAGAGTCTTCTTCAGAGCATCAGAAGCTTCAGCAATAATAGCGCTGTCGTTCAACTTAGAAAAGGCATCTACAATATCTTTCGATAGGCTATTGCGCAGTGCCTCACCAACAGGACCTTCGTCACGCAGCGACATAGCAAGTTCAAATCGCTCACGCAGTTCGCGCAGCTTCTTTTCGAGATTCTGCACGGGTATATTGCTGAGTATAGCTATCATATTGTTTATCTGCTCGTTCATCTTCATCCCTGCGGCCTTCTGCGCATCGGCACTCTCTTCCATAGAGCGCGTATACTCGACTATCTTTCCACGCAGAGACTCTATTTTATGAACAGCCACGTCAACAGGAATCTCCCCATGCCTCGCCATCTGCTCATAAGCCTCGATCGTGTCGAGCAGCGGCTTGCGCATTGCTTTGGCATATTCAGCCTGCGTCTCAAAAATCAACTTGTTAATTTTGTTGAGCTCCTCAAGGTAAGCAGTGGCATACTTAGCATTGACTTGCTTAGCATCATTGTAGGCCTTTTGAGCTAGATCCTGAGCATCCCTGAACGCCTTGATGCGCTGAGTATACCCAGTAACGATGTCATAGCTCTTACCAAGCTCAACATTTGCTTTGATTTGCTCCATTTGCTTTTCAAACGCCTCGCGCAGATGTATAAACACTTCCGCGAAAGCCTTGGCTACATCAGCCTGCAGAAGCAAAGCAGAATCAATCTTTTCTCTGTCAACGCGCTTGATTGCATCAATAACCGCAGCTGATATACCATATTTCTTCGCTTGTTCCTGAGAGATATTACTCACAAAATCATACAGATTCTTGAACATATCAGTGACGAGTTTTTCAATAACAGTTTTCTCGTCACTTCCAACATTCAGCAGCTCAGACCACATTTTGTACTGAGCCTGCTTGCGTTCCTCGATTGCTTGCTGAACGGCCTTATCATTCTGACGGTATATGAGCATTAATGCAGGAAGAGAAGTAGCAAACAGCGCAGTCCTGATGTTAATAAGCTTGAGTTTTTCCCAGGTACTCATATCCTCAAGGCGCTTTTGTGGCGGCAGTCCGCTCTCACCACCACCCTCTCCTCGCAAACGCTGCATCAAACTCGCTATCCCGCCAAGAAGATCTCTGACTGTTTGCAATGCAGCGATATAGATAGGGCTTTGAGCAACAGCCTTCCCCATCTCCGCCTTTACCTGAGCCCACTCCTCGCTAATAGCGCGGGAAAGGTTGGCAGCGGTATTCATGGTGGCGATGAAGTCGCCACGGTCAGAGGCAGTGCCCATGATGAGCGAGATGGCTACAGCTTGAGCACGCTGCAGCGCGGTCAAATCACCGGCAGCCTCGCGTATCCCGGTTGCGAGGGCATAGAACTTCAACGTGAGCTCGGATACGTCAATACCGAGCGCACGCAGGGGGCGGATGTTGCCCTGCAAACCAGAAAGCATGGCCTCGGTGACCTTGGCGATTTCTTTGTTACGCAGGGAGGCGATATCAATAGCCAACAACTGCAGCAGTTTAGACAGGCGCGCCGCATCTTCCATGGCAATACCCATGTTGCTGAGTATCTCCGTCCAGTTAGCCGTCTCTTGCATCAACCTGTAACGATTCATTTTCAATGCAGAGGAGACAGCATCAACCCACTTTTGCATTTTTTCCGCGCCCTGCCCAAACACAACATTGAAATAGTTCTGTGTCTCTACAGCATCAGCCCCAGCCTTGATGAAATCACCAATAACCGCAACAATGTCCTTGAACAGCCCGAACGCCCTGTTGACCACGAACGAGAACACCGAGATTTTCAACAGCCCTCCCCACAATGCATTCAAACCCTGAGATGCGAAGTTCAGTGGGGATTGCAATTTCGAGATTGCAGCAGCATACACGTCGGCACCTATGGCACCTGCCTTGAACGCAGCCTCGACCTCTGCCATTTGCGTGCGCAGCTGCTTCAACCACCCACCAGCCTGCTTAGCAGCGAATAGTTCGCCTGCCAGAGCCGCCCCACGCTCTATAGCTCCTGGTTGTAGGGAAATGCCTTTCGCTGCATACTGCGCAATCAGATGGCTCTCAGTGCGCGCCAAACGTTGCGAGCGAGCAAGCTCCTCATAGGACTTTGCAGCCTTCTCGACGGCAGAAATGTTTTGCCTGGTTTCTGCGTTGAGAGCCCGCACAGCCTGTTTGTACTGCTCCAAACTCATCGCCCCAGATTTATACAGAGCGTACAGAGCAGAGATTTTCTGCCGTTTCTCCTCTAGCAGCTGATTGGTGTTTGGAAGGTAGCGACGCATGAGCTCAAGGGAGCGATTGTATAGCTCCTGAGCCTGCGCGACATCCTTCATCTCGCTCAGCTTCACACCAAAAGGGGATGTTCCTGTGGCAGCCTGAGCGCGAGAGAACATGGAGAAGAATCTACTCATCTCTTGTTCTTGTTTTTGCAATGCTTCGGATTGTTTCGTATACTCAGACCGCACAAGCTCCAAAGCTTTCTCGTACTGCTCTGCGCTAATCCTCCCGCTCTTGTACGCTGCCTCTACAGCAGCAAGCTGAGTGAGGTATTTGTTGTACAGAAGAGTAGATTGCGAGAGCGTGCGGTTCGAGATTTCAACACCCTGCGATATAAGCTTCTCTGCTGAGGCGACATCCCGCAGTGTCACTCCAAGTTCTTTCGCCAATCGTACACGTATCTCTTCTACAGCTATCTGACGCTCATAGTTTCGCGAGATGATATCCTTAGCTCGCTCACCTTCCCCCTCCCCAATCCTCCCAGCCTTCATCAAAGCATTGATTTTCGCTATCGCATCAGCGCGAGCTCTCGTGAGCTTCTCGATACTCCCGGTTTCGCTCTCGATAACAGAACGATAGAGAGCTTCTGCCTGCGCCAGTAGCTTCACGCCGTCAATGCTTTTATCTACAGCCTGCCCATGCATCCGCATGGTTGCTGTATAGCTGCGCATGGCTTTGTCAGCAAGCTCTTGCATCTCAGCCTCGCGCCTCTTCTCTTCCTGCAGTCGCTTCGCCTTCTCAAGAGCCTCCTGCAGCTGCTGCCTCTCCATGGCAATCAGCTCAGTGGCGCGAGATTTGCTAATCATCCCGCTGAAAAACCCGATTACAGCGCTCTGATAGTTCTGCAGAGAGCGCACAGCCTCGGTCGTGTCAACCTTGAGGGCCTGGCGTATATCCTTCCTCCATTGCTCAAGGGCTTTCAGTGCGTCGGCATGCGGAGTGTCTTTGAACGCCATGGAGATGATAGAGGACATCTCCTGGAAGGTACGTTCAACGATGCTCTTCTGCTTCTCACCGCTGTTCGCGAACACGACTTCGATGCGCTTTGCGTATCGCTCGGCCTCGGCAAGGGCGGTTTTCGCGGCCTGCACGGCCCTCCACTCGAACTGCTTTGACATGAGAGCAAGCGCGCTAATGCGCTGCTCTGTTAGGCTGTCGCTTTTCGTAATGGCAGGGCGCTCGCCACCACGCGTACCACCACCCTTTCCTGCCCTAGCGACACGATTCAGCGCCTCGGCAAGACCCTCAAGCTTCCTTCGTACCTCGTCAATGCCCTCAGCACCAGAGACAATAATGCGGGATTGTAGCTGCGCCATATGCCCCTCAGTCAAGCATTATAGCATATATTGTCAAGTATTTCTCGCCGCTTTTTCAAGCTGTTCGCGCTCTATCTCTATCCACACCCGCTCAAGAATCAGCAACGCATCTACGATTTCTTTGTCTCTCATCCCGTAAAAAGAAAGGAGGGGCATAACACCCCCCCAATCCAACCCACTCGCAACAGATGCGCTCCCCATCCCAACAGGAACAGTGCGATAGCGCATTTGAGTGCTTACAAGCCCCCATGCAGCTATGGCTTGCAACACCCAATCATAGAACTCACCACAGAGCTGCTTTGCGTAGTTCTCATCAACATGCCCGCGAAATGCCTTGCGGGCATACTCAGCTAGGCTTTTCCCGCTTGTTCCTCACGCTTTACAGCGAGCTGAATGGCTTTCTCGAACAGCACGTCGAACGCAGCGGTTTCAGCAAGAGCGTCGCGCACATCATCGCTATATTCCACAGCCGTTTCCTCTTGCGTGTCAGGGTCAACGGCTTTCAGCCCCTCCCAGTTGTGCACCATGTCGCGAACGATATGCAGCCTAACTTCGTAGTCACCCCAAGAGTTCGCAGAACGTCCTTTACAACGAGGGCAAATCTCTCTCCCACGCTCAGCAGTAATCTCCCCATTCTGCGACTGCTCCTTCAGACTCACCAACCCACTACCCCCGCACTCCTGGCAGATGTTGAACTTACGCGCATATTGCTGCAGCTTCGTGCGGGTGATAGGAAGGAGCAAAAACTTCGCCCCAGCACATACCTCAGGCACCTCGACCCACACAGGTTTAGAAAAACGACTGATGATAGCGGTTGTTAGCAAAGTACCCATAGTTTCACCTCCTGGCAAGTATTATAACACAAAATGGGCCCCAGTTTCCCGGGGCCCGTAACACGTCACGACAAACCAGATTAGATGGTCCAAGCCGTCCCAAAATCAGCAACAGGCGATTTGAGAGTGATTTGCAAAGAAGTGTTCTCGGTGGCGTTTTGGTCGGTTGGGTAGAAGCGCAGCTGCACGTTACGCTCGCCCTCCCCGATGTTCGGGAACTGCTCGATGTACACATCGCACTTCGGCATGAGAATCTCCAGCGGATGAGTGGTGTCGGAAGGGTTTGTGAGGGTAACCTTCAGAGAGTGCTGGTTAGAGTCAACGAGAGCGCGCAAGTCATCGCTCCCAACAGTCCACACACCAGTCACATCAACAGAGAACTCATTCCACTGCCCGAGCAGCACATACTCACCCCAGCGCTGCCCATTCAGCACACCAGGAGAGGAGGCGTAACGACGGGCGTTGATGGATACGTCAGTGACAAGAATGTTCGACGTGCCGTCAATGGCCACAGAAGCCAACCACACTGGGTAGACGGGGTCGGTGAAGAGGTCAGGGACGGAGTCGAGCGGGGTGACGTTGAAAGACGCCTTCCCCGTTCCAAGGAAGTCAACAGAAAACTCGGCCTCGGAAGGCTCCTTGGCAATGCGCATCGTCATGCCGATTGCCTTCACGGCATTCATCCGGTCAGCGACGTTGTTCAACTGATCCTGGATTTCGATGGTAAGACTCCCGCCCTCAGGATCCCCAATCTTGAATACATGAGTGTATGGGTCGGCACTGCCGGTAACGGTTGCCGGGCCAAAGAGCTTGTGGAACATCAACCCCATCCAGTCACGCTGCGCGATAAAAGAAACCCTTCCGTCAGCAACGTAGAAGCCCCTACCGGGACGCGAGGGGTTGAAGTTGGTGGGGCGACGCTTCGTATCACCACGCTGCTCCCTACCCCAGAAGCTCAAATCACCAGTGGTGGTAGGACCCTGCTTCCCAATGGTTCCCGGAGTCCCAAAAGACGTTTCATGATAAAACACATACTGCGTTTTAGGTCCAAAGCGAAAATTAGGCATATCACACCTCCTTCAGCTTACGCTTAGAGTGCGCACTAGGCTTCTCTGTATCAGCAGTACGCACAATAAATCCACGCCTCTCCAATCCAGAAAGAACATGCTCAGGAAGAGTAGACTCGTCAACTTCGATAGGATGGCGAGTGATAACGAACGGAACACCGGAGAGGCGCACCTCCTCGAATGGGTAGGTCTCTGGTAGGCAGATTTTAATCATCAGAATTCCCCTCCCAAGTTGATACGATATGTCTGACGATAAATGAGTGCCGTTGGTAGAAGCTCATCTAACACCTCATTGACTATTGTAGCATACGACCCAGGATATGATGTGATGATTTCTTGTCTCAGCGTCTTGTACACCCCTTCCATCACGGTGAACACATCATCCTCATCCTGTGGTGCAGGATACCTCCCGATGATGTACACAGAGACGTTCGCGAAAATCGGTTGGCGACGCGTCCCAATAGGCGTGACCTGACCAAAATCACTCCCATCATACCCAACAAGCACGGCTGGGAGGTTATTGACAGCATAATCTAGCATGGCATTCCCACCAAGCCTTTCCACAAAGGCGGCCTTCACCAAAGGCGAGTTGCGCAGCTTGTTCACAATGCTATCGAGCATTTCATTAATGACAGCCATATACCCTCCTGACAGTATTATACACTACTTTTTCCTGCGACCTGGAGACTTTTGTCTGTACGCCGTCACCGTGCCGCGGCTGGTCTTAACCTCTACCCTCTCCCAACTCCCATGTTTCGGAGGTGAAGTGAGCAGTTGAGTGAAACGCGTGTTGCGCTTTCCTCGATTTGAGGAAGCAGACTTTGGCTGAGGAGTATGGTACGTCGCTGTGGTGATGCGATCCTGTCTCGCTTTTCCTTTCCTCCTCAGCTTGCCACGTCTCTTGTACGAAGCCTTCACCCTGCGCTCGTGCTCTGCCGTGATTTCCTTCAGATAATCCTCTAGCAGCTGACGATGCTTTCTCACAGAAAATGCGCCACGCTTACTCCTCAGTTGCCTAATGGGAGCTTCGCGTAGTGGTTCAAGCTCAGGCATCTTCCACCTCTCTCTCCTCCCAAACAACTGAATATCAGGATGGGATAGTAGTTCCGGACGATACTGGCCACGCTGAATGCCTGTTAGAATGCTCCACTTCGTATCCATGATCTCCTCCAAAGTAAACCCAAGCTTGCTGGAAATAAAACGATCAAAAGCCGTATGCACCAGAGAGTCAACAACAGGACGGTCAACCAGGTCATTCCTCCAGAATGGACGGGCAGGGACGGTGACTTGGTGGGCAGCAACAAAGCGGTATGGATGAGGCGCCCCGGGCCACCACAGCGCCATTGCCCCCTTCCACTTCGCTCCGGGATAAACGCGTCGAAACAGCTTCTGCAGATAGTACTCTGTCACCTGCGCCCGGCGAAAGGCCAACATCTCTTTTCGCTCATAGACACGAGACGTAACGAAACGCGGCGGCTGCAACATGCCACGCGGTGCAATGACGTTCGAATACGACTCAATCATCCTATATCTCTTGCCGTGTAGATGTATCAGCCCATAAAATGGAATGCGCGTATCGTACATTATTTGCAGTGCATTGTCTCCTACAAGATTGAGTCGCACGTGCATATTGTCAATGATTGAGTGATAGAGCTTTCCTGTAAAGTAGAGCAAGTCATTGCTTCTCCTCTTTAGCAACCACCACTTACTCATTGGTTGCCAGTACACAGGAGCACTGCTTTTATCATCCTCACTGGGGATGGATTTGCTCTGAAAGATTTGTGTAATAAGATTTTTCTGAGCTCGCAGCAGCGTTTCCGATGCAAATCCCCTCAGATATTGCATAAACTCAGTCATCATGCGCTCGCGCTTTTCAGGAACGATGTATGAAAAGTCTATAGCAACTGTCATCCCCAAAGACGTTTCATATGGTGAGAGCTCCGCGCCAGCACCAAGCTCTATCGTCACCCAATCCCTAGAGAACTCAGGCTCCACTCCAACACTGAGCAGGCAACGATAGAGAATGCGCCTGGTACGATATTGATTTGGTTTGAGGAAGATTGATTCTATTGGAGGGAGGTTGACACCACTGAAAAGCGCGGTACGCGCAACAAGCCTACGAACATCCTCCCCAAAAAGCCCCTGCCAGCCAGTACTCTCTAGCAGAGTAGAAACAACATCGCCATCAAGAGAAACACGCACCCTGCCCATCTACTCACTGTACTCCTCGTTCATAGCAGTGAGGATGTCAGGACGCAGCGAGAGCGACTTGACAGCCACATTCCCACTCTGCGATGTCGCTGCTGGAGGGAGTGGTAGGTCAACAGCTCCAGCAAGGAGCTGATTCAACCAGCTATACGCCCAATCAATCAACCGTTCGAGTGGAGGGGGGATTTCGGCCGATGGTTGGCGAGCGTAGATGCGCTCTATCGCCAAGTATGACGTGACATCGGTAAGGACCTTAGGAACAGGAGATGGAAATGGGGTTGGGTAGCCAGCAGAGCGAAGAAACGAGTCAACCAGCGACTCCGATGCGGAGATGGCCGCATCAACAACACCACCTACCGGCGCCCCAACCCCATCCGTCAAACGCTCGATCTCTTCGGGGTCGAAGCGGGTGAGTATATCATCCCGCGTCGCATACGCCATATCACACCTCTAGGAAAGAAAGCAGCGCTTCCTTCTCCTGCTCGCTCAGCTCGATCTCCTGACCTGCAGAATAGATACGACCCCTGAACACCACGTTGTGCTTCAACTTGTACACACCACCACCATGCTCGGATGGAGGAACAGCGGGGGGAGCTGGTGCTCCCCCCTTATCCTCTTCCACCGTCACAACGCTCTTTTTAGGACGCGGCATATTTCACCTCACTTACGAAGCGCAGTTAGTAATCACCGCACCGGCCTGAGGCATAGCCACCCACGGCTTGACGAACTCGGTGTAGTCAATCTCAGTGACGTAAGGATTGACCTCCCACCGAGTCACCACACCGAGCACCTCCTGATCCCCGCTCTTACCCCAAGAGGCAATCGCGGTAAACCCGAAGGACGGTTCTTCGCTTCCAAGACCACTGGACGGGCGATACAGGAGATACGCACTATCCGTCCAGAACGGTTTGAAGGCGCTCCCATCCCAGTACATCCCATCACCAAGGTAGCCCTCTTCAAATCCAAAGAAGCGATAGAACTGCTCGAACGTAGGATAGCCGGGAGCCTCCACACCAAGAATCGTCTTATGGACGTTGGTGTTGGTCTGGGCGGCCCGCCAAGCGTCAGCCCCAAGAACAAGCACGTTCGGGCGCACACCAATCAGCTTGCGTACCTCTTCAATCGCCTTGAGAATGTGCTCGACAGGATCGGAGACGGAGTTCCCACCGGACTTCACATCCCACTCATTACCAGCGGTGATGTTCAGCGTATACCCAAACGTAGTCCCAGCCAGCAAATCAGCAATGGATTTCTCGCGGGCATTCAGCACGAGACGCTTCGCCAGCATGGCGGCGCGCTCGAAGGGGTCCCAGGGAACAGCAGAGAGAGACGCGGCGCGAGACTCGCGCACATCAATCTTCGCCCCCAGGGTTACCTCATCGAGCGTATACTCCTGCAGCGAGCGAGTGACGCTGACGGTGTGCGGGAGACCATAAAGCGGGCGTCGAATCACCTGATCGTTCGGGACTTCGAACATCTCCTTGTTGTACACAGGCAAAACGACGCGCAGCGAGTTGAACGTCACCAACGGAAGGACCTTGGTGCCAATATACCCGGTTGGTACGTACCCAAGGGCCTTGCCCGTAAGTGGTTCGGAAATATTACCGTACAGCTGAGAAATACGATCGGCCATATCACACCTCCATGTTCAGCTCAGTACAGGTACGCATACCCGTACAGCACACCGTCAATAGTCTTTTCATACAGCACATACCCAACGGCAAGAGAATCAGCATCAGAAGACGTAAGGTAAGCAAAGCTCGAAGCGTTGCTCGGTTTGATCAACCACTTATCAGTAGCCCCGTGCGCAACAGCAAGCTTCACAAGCACATAGGAGCCCTTGCGAGCAACAGGAATAACTTCCCCATTGGGAGTTTCGTCAAGAGCCGCCCCAACGAAACGGTCCTTGTTAATCGCACCAAACGGGACGCAAACCGGAGCACCGGTAACGATGGTGCTACCGCTGGTGTTCTTCACACCAAGCGCCTCCCCAAACAGCTGATTCTCGTAATAAAAGCTCACGGCCATATCACACCTCCCTTAGTTACCTCATCCACGGCGGGGTGATGGTCAACCCGGTTTCGCGCGGTACGGCAACGCGAGGGTTATGCGGCACCCCACCAACATTTGCAACCGGCAGGGCCATCAACAACTCCTCAGCCAGCTGCAAATCCATACGAGCAACACGCTCTACAGCAGAACGCAAGGCATCACTCCCCAGGCGAGAGCTGTAACGTTCGAGCAGCATAGCAACACGCAGCTCAAGCAGCTCAGCGCGCAGCTGATCGCGCTCTCGCAGAAGCTCCTCAACCTCGTCAACAGGAACCTCATCGCTCACTTTAGCAACATCAGCGTGAGAAAACTCATGTGTTTCAGTTGGCTCCTGCGACGGCGGAGTGATGCTCACCTTCACGCTCACTTCAGGCTGCTGCAGCGTAGTAGTAACCACGCTCTCCTGAAGCTGCACCACTTCCGTTGTAGACATCTGCACCTCCTTTCCGCTATCTACCACGGCCTCATTACCGTCATAAACACGAGCGATATAATCGTACACCCACATATCCTCCACAACCTCATCCACCATCCCAAGGTCAAGCGCCTCTTGCGCAGAGTAAAGCTTGGCCTTTTTGATTTCATCAGCAACATCTTCGCTCAACCCTCTATATTTTACCACATCGTTAAGAAACATCCCACCAATATTGTCAACTTCATGCTGCAACCTGTTCAGCACGCTCTCAGTGTTCTCCCTGAAGATCGAGTGGTCACCCTTCGCCTCACCAGTAGTGATGAGGCGCACATCAACACCGCTGTTATCGAGTGCTTTCGTTACATCAACCTTCATCATAATCGCCCCAACACTCCCGACCTCAGAAGAGCGCTTGGCAACGATCTTGCTCGCGGCGCTCGCCAGGTAATACGCAGCAGAAGCAGAGAGCGAATCAACGAACGCAATGACAGGTTTTGAAGAGGCAATCTCGCGAATCTTAGCCGCAGCCTCGGGCACCCCCGATGCCAACCCTCCAGGAGAGTCAATATCGAGCACAATCTCATCCACCTCCTGATTCGAGGCAAGCGCATCAATCTCCCCAACAACCCCCTCCAAATCCACGAGGGGAAGGAAAGAGCCCTTCACAGCCCGAGGCACCACCATTCCACGCAAGCTCACCACCCCGACGCTCTTATTGCGCACCCTCCCATCAGGAAGGGTTACGGTTGCAGGCGTGGTGACGATTACAGCGCTTTTCTCACGTGGCTCTTCATCAGTAAACAGAGATTCCGCAGCACGCTCTCGTTCATCTTCGTTTGCAGGAAAGAGAAGATGAAGCAACGCATCCGCTGCCTTCGAGCAAAGCAGCAGCACCTCCCCAACAAACATCTGCCTGATGCGATTCAGAACACGAGTAGACAGAGTAATCATCATTGCCCTCCTTGCACTTGTTCCGCAGGCTTAAACCCAGCCTTCTTCAAAGCATCATTGTAGTCAAAAGGCACTCCTGAACGCGCCAGCAGCGAGATAGCCTGCAGCATTCTAAACGTAGGCAGCTCCTCCACCCAGTTCAGAGACACACGAATACGTCCATCTCGATTCAGAGCAACGAGCGCTTGATTCGCCATGCGCTCGAACAGCAAGCGAATCATCTCCCCATCAGAGCAAATCATCGTATCTAATCCATACGTAGCCCTGATGCTATCCGCCGCCTTCCCACCCTGCCCATATATCCCTGTTTGCACAGTCGCCTCAGAGGAGAGAATGGCACGCTTGATAGCCCTATCCAAACGGTCAACGAGCATGTCGAACGCCCTACTCCCATCGAAGCGATCGTCAGCAAGCAGGTTGACCTCAAGCCCTTGCGGCAGGGCGGCTACAGCGTGATTCTTGAGCTCCTCAAGCAGCTCCGTGATGTACTCAGCCACGCTGCCTGTGTAGTTACTAGGAAGCACAATACTCCCAGGAGCGTACTTTCCTAGCACGGGTGGGTCGCCTAGGCGTTCAGCGTAAATCGCCCAGTCTTGCAAGACGTAATATTTCATCACCCAGGCAACAGCCACAGAACGCATCACAGCGCTTGCGGGTGGGTCGAAGGGGTTGTAAGTGACGATGAAAATCTGCGATTCGTAGTTCGCGAGCGGCTGCCAGCCTTCGTCTTGAATGTATACATACCCCTCACCGCTGCGAAAATCAATAGCGGTGTGGGGAAGGGCGATGATGTCTTGTGGTAAGGAGTTTTCAGGAGAGTAGACGAGCTGAACAGCACTATACCCGTACATAGGGAAGAGGGCGATCATAGGTAAGGCAGCTTTGATGTTCATGCGATTGAGCGCATCTACCACGTCCTGCACATTACCCTCTTCAGCCTCGAAGCGATAGCTCGCGGACATCACACCCAGCTGCCTCTGCTGCACAGCAGCCATGACATCCGCATCGCGAGTGAGAATCGTGTTGAAGATTTTTGTTTGATTGAGAGAAGACATGCTTTGAGACAGCGCCTGAACGACAGAGTCGAACGTCACTCCAAACGCTGTCTGAAACAAAAATTGAGCGTCTGGTTTTGATATACCGTACATAAACCCTCTCACGTAGATTATATCACACTACACCCACAGCTTAGACAGACGTTTTCTTTCACTTTCCCTTCCTGCACCTCGAACACGCTGTACACGCAATGGGGAAGTGGTTTTTCCTCTCATCCCCACATCGCTTGCCGAAACGGCGCGCTCAGGGGCGAGACGATTATACAGCATCGAGAGAGCATCAATGATGTCATCGCTCTCGTGCTTCCCCCCGGTCCATGAAAGCATCTCAGAAAGGGCATCCTTCAACCACTCAGATGCGATGAAAAACACCCTCCCATGCTGCATAGCAGAACGCAAAGGAGTTGAGCGCGTGATTTTATCAGCAGCAGGGCGAACGAACTCTGTGATGCTCACCCCAGCCAAAAGACGCTTCAGGCTCTCGGCCAGCGACACTCCAGCCGCCCCAGGCTGTTGCTCGAAAAGCTGTACGACAGGTAGGTGAAGTTGAGCAGCGCGCTTGTTATCATCCATAGCAGTCCGCAGAATGAGCTCATCTCTCTCCCCAGGAGGGAGTTTGCACGTCACCACATCCATGACGAGCACCCTGTACTCCCCATCACCGCGCATGTATAGCACTCCTAGCGCCCCGGCCGTCTTATCTCCGCGTGTCGTAGCAGCCAAATCCCACGCCCTCACCATCATTGACGGCTGCATCTTCCATGCAAGCACGTCCTGCATCGTAACGCTCCTCACCCAATCGAGAGAAAACAAATCAGAGACAGGACGCACATCCCAATCGCCTTTGAGCAGCTGCTCGCGCGTGACAGGGTCGAGGTGTTGCAGGTTCTTCACATATTCATCCACATCGAGGTATGGGTTGTCATAGACAGTGGCAGGGATGTAGAGGCGCTCGTGCTTAGGGGCGGATGATGTGATGAAGCGCGCCCTCACCCATTCATGCCCCACCCCTCCAGGGTTCGTGGCAGCGCGCATGCGCAACGGAACGCTTACGCTTGATGTTTTGCGCAAACGAGAGAACATGTAGAGATACTCTTCTTCGCGAAACTGCGTCAGCTCATCAAATCCTATGAAGTGATACTCAGCTGATTGATACTTGAAACGATCCGATGGCGATTTCATATACCCGAATGAAAGCGTCGCTCCCGAAGGAAACGTCCACGTCTTGCTGTGCTCATTCCATTTCGCATCGCTGCCACTCAACCATTCCTTCGCCCTATCCATCAACGCTCCAGGCTGAGCGAGGTCCGTGAACGTCTTTCTGAAGATGATAGCGTTGTATCCCGGAACGTCAACGTATTGCAGAGCAGCCATGAGCAGCGCGGCCGATTTTCCTCCCCCTGCCGCCCCACCGTAGAGAATCTCAGGGATGAAGTCGAGCATCAAGAAGAGCTGTTGCTTTGCTGTGGGAACTATAGGAATGTACTCACTCCACTTGAGCTGTAGGTTCTGCATTTTCGCTCACCTCTCCTGTCAACAATGATGCTTCTGCCCCTTCTTCTCCACTAGCAAGAAGTTGTGTGAAAAGCTGTTGCAGTTCTTGCAAGCGCTCTTTTGAAGAAATCTGTTTCGTAGCATCAATGCTGACAGATGCTGTGAAAAACTGCGCTTTCTTAGGAGCAGCCAACCCAAGAAGCTCGATGCGCTTCGCAATCGCCCATTTCACGATTTCGAGATACTGTGGGTCCCCAGGGGGGAGGGATTCTTCTTCGACGCGCTCGTATTCGTAAGGCGACCCTGATGTTGCCCCCGTGCCTCGCTCTTGAATCTTGCGGCGCTTCGCGGCTTGACGAGATGTTTCATACGCTTGCCATGCCTGCTGTTCGATGAGTTCGAGCTTTTTCAGCTCGATGGCGATGTGCGCATCCAAATCCAGAGCCGTCTTCTCCTTCCACTCCTCCATCACCTGCTGCAGAATGCTGGACATTTCTCGCGCAGACACACCGAGCTCATGAGCGATATCCCAGACATCATACCCACGAAGGAGCATGAGCGCTGCAACACGAGCTTTCTCAGCATCAGCCAGTTCCGTTCTCGGGAAGCCGCAGTACATTCTAACCTCCTGCGTGTTGATTATATCACATGCGTGTTCGATGCGTGTTATGCGTCTTTATGTGCGCCTTATGAGCCTTTTATGAGTCTTTTCAAGATGAGCTAAATTACCCCCTTCTCTCCCCTATGGTTCCTTTTCCCCCCACCTCCCTCTCCCTCTACGCTCCCCTTCCCCCTCCTCTCTCTCTTTCTCTCTTCTCTCTCACACTCTCTCTTCTCTCTATCTCACTCTCTAATTCTTTAATACTTAGTATGCTTTAAGCATTCACCCCCTACCCCTTCTCACTCCCTCTCCCTCCGGTGTTATATTCACTTGCCCCCTTTTTTCTCCTTAACCCCTCTCATCCCCCTATCCCCCTCTTGTCTAATAAAATATTAGACACCCATCTCCCCCAACTTAGCTCGACTCTGACGCGGTGACCTCGTTACACGGATGGATGGCTTGGATGGTGTCCTTGACAGAATGACAGACTTGTGTTATGATACGGCTGAGGGGTGAGCGAGCGCGGGTTGGGCTGTAGCTCAATCGGAGAGAGCACCCGCCTTATAAGCGGGAGGTTTCTGGTTCAACTCCAGACAGCCCAACCAAGCGAGCGAGTGGTTTTTACTGCTGCCTAAAAGATACAACGCAGCAGCTAAGCATAGATTCTTTACGCACTGCTCAGTGCACTGAGTAAAAGTACGCAGCGAACTGAGTAAAACGCATGCTGACAACGATAGTGGTCAATGCGGTGGTTGTGAAATGTTGCGCATGTTCGTGACGGGAAATGAGGGTTTCGTGAAGTGGCAAAATTTGGTGGAGTGGTTCGCCACTGCATTTGATTCCTCGTCTCGATTTTCGGTTCCATCTAACTCGCTGTACTGCAACACCTTACGCAACGCTCTTACGCTCTGCAGAGATTGAATCTCAGCATGTACGATTCTGTGACAATCGTCAAACTTGCGATTACATGAAAAAATCGTGAGCAAGCTTGGCATGCTTTTTGCGTACATGCTAAGCTATTATGCTTCAAGCATTTACGCTTATGCTCTAAAGCATTGAGCTGCAACGGTTTACAGCATAAGCAAGATTCATGCCAAGATTCAAGCTTGCTGTGTGATCGTGCAAAGAGCATGTCTCAACATGTGCAATATTGCGACAAATCGGTGACAATATTGTGACGGCATGCTTCGGTAGCAAGTCTCATGCCAAGATTCACCGTTGATGTTACAAAAACGTGACAAATCGAGCGTGATTGTCATGGTCTCAACAAGTTGGCATGGGTCTTGCATATATGCAAAAACCGTGCCAACGCTTGGCACGAAACTTGCTACGCGTTACAAGCGGCGTCAATCTTGGCACGTTGCTTGCAATTGCAAGAATCGGGCCAAATTCTGGCTTTATACGTCTTAACTTTACCATTTAGGGGGTTTGGGGGGTGGCGGGGGAGGTGGTGTGTGTGCGTGGGTGGTGCGTGGGTGGTGCGCGGGTGCGTGGGTGGTGCGTGGGTGGTGCGCGGGTGCGTGGGTGGTGCGTGGGTGGTGCGTGGGTGGTGCGCGGGTGCGTGGGTGGTGCGTGGGTGGTGCGTGGGTGGTGTGGTGCTACACACCACCACCCAACCCCAACGGTTGGGGGGTGACTACATCCAACCCCGGCTAGGTAGTGCGGTATGCTTTGCCACGGGAAACCGTCTCGGTTACGCTCTGGCGAGCGTCACTACCGCTGGCGCAAGAGCATCGGCTACCAGTAACGGCGTGTTGGTGCGTCACCCCCCGCGGTTTCACTTGCCAACCGTGCTAGCCGGTTGGCGCAAGCTTGCGTCACGCAATAAACGCTCACGCACGTGACGCAAGCAAAAAAAATAAATTGCGTGAGCGGAAGGGGGAAACATGAAAACTGCAGAGTTTGCCATCCATGAACTTCCGGAAAGCTTGCGCAAGCAAATCTTGACGCTTGCGCGAAAGCGCGCGTTGACGGCAGAGCAACGCAAAATCGCACGCGCCGTTGACGCACTACGGCGCGCAGGGATTGACGTTGACGCGCCGGAAATTCCGCTCCCCGATTCAATCACGATCCGCTTGCGTTGATGGTGCAAGGGGGCTTGCTAGCGGCCCCCTTTATTTTTGCACCTAGGCACCTACCCGCAAGTTTTGCGAGTTTTCCTTGCGAGTAGGAAAACGCAAATAAAAACTCGCTTAGCGCGCAGAAATTTTTCCCGGTTTTGATTTTTGCGCGCTAAAAAAAATCAAAAAACAAAACCGGGAGGGAGGAAACATGTACGAAGTCGTTTTGGCTCGCAAGGAGAAAAACGGAATTTACCGTCAGGTTTTTCATGCTGTGGACAAAACGCCATGGCGAGCGAAAGAGATCGCCGTGCAGTTGAAGCTATTTCGAACCTATATGGACGGTAACAGAGAGCAAATTTTCTCGGACCTGGACGGTAAATACAAGATGTACGTAACTCGGATTGATCGTTGGTGGTAGAAAAACCCACCAATGATCACGGTGCGTTTTAGGTCCGAACCCTTGCGCACCGTTTTATTTTTTTTCGTCATTTCCTTCCACGGTTAAGCGCGGTCACCGTGGAAGAGAAAAAACAAGCACCGCGCAAACAATCTCTAGCGTATTGCCCGCGAGTACGCTAGAGAGAAAATAAAAAATCGCGGGAAGGAGGAACAAAGATGAGGATTCGCACTCTGGAGTTGCACCTTGAGTTTGACGATTTTACCTCGGATCAGCCAGAAGATCGCGTGTGGGGAGATACAACATTTCTTTCAACAAATAAATGGTCATACGGCGCGATGTTTGGAAAGGATGGGCAAACGTATATTACAATCGAGGAATTTGCCAATCCAACGCGATATGGTTGGGTCATTCTTGATGTGAATCTTGGCAGAGTAAATTACACAGAGTGGCTACCTGGAAAACACATGCGATTGCGAGTGGCCTATGAAAGAGCAATAGTCGAGATTCACTTTCCAAAGAAACATTGACGCACATTCCCCGGGCAAGATTTTCAAATCTACCCAGGGATTAAATTTTTTCGTTTCTCTCGGCATCAAGTTTCGTGGGCGCTTGATGCTGGGGGGGTAAAAAGAAATCGCCCACAATTCTCTAGCGCTTTAGCATCCCCGGGTGCTAGAGAAAATCTAAATGGGGGATGAATGGAGGAATGGATGGTAATCGAACGCAACAATCTTTATGAGTACGAATGCGGCGCTGTTAATGTAATTTCATCGTATCGTTATGGGGAGGATTTGTATGAAATTGGAGAACTGGCCGATGATGATGCCATGGCGTTAGGGATTAACGGAAAGTACACGCATATAGATTGGAATGGCAGGCCAGCGCTCTATTCAATAACATGGAGAAAAAACTCTGCTATGGTAACATTTAGAAGTGGATACAAAATGAGTATTACATTCAAATGATTATAGACGGAGGTAGAGAGAAATGTACATTGCATACGACGCGCAGTTGCTTACAACGTTGAGAAATATGGAGTATCATCAAGGAGATTGGCAGTTTCCGGCAAAACTTTGGAAGTCTGGGAGATGGTTGTTCGATTTCGAACTTCCAGACTCTGAAGAATTAAATCATTGGGGAGGTGACATATACGCAAGAGTGGTTTGGACACCAAATCCGAACGATATCTACACAATTCTGTACAGAGTCCGTTTACGCAGAGACGGACAGTGGGTGATAACACACGAAAGAAAAGATGGCGAAGGATTTGTTCGGGTGTTTGAATAAATACCCGAACAATTCCCCCCGAGAAAGATTTCTAAATCTCCTCGGGGAAAATATTTTTTTCATCATCTCCCCATATATTTTTTCGCGCGGAAATATATGGGGGGTATCGAAAAGTCGCGCGATTTCTCTAGCGCTTTAGAATCCCCCGGGCGTTAGAGAAAAAGATATCGGGGGATAAAGGAGGAAGGCAACAATGCTGGCGTTGATGAGGTTTTATGGTCCTACATACGCTCGTGGAGCTAGGTGGAAGATTGAGGATAACAAGCTTAGGACAAGATGGACAACATACAAAAATCAAGACAGTCTCAAACGGGAGGTCGAACTTGTGATGAGTGAATACAGCAAGATGGTGAACGAGCAGCTGGAGGTGGTTGATGTTATGGACCTTCATCCGTTGATGGAAGATACAATCCTGGTTGTACTTCGAGAGCTGAAGTAACACACGACATTCTCTTTCCACGGGCAAGATTTTTAAATCTACCAGTGGAGATATTTTTTTTCGTCAATTCGAACACGCACTTTATGGCGCGGGGGGGCGTGTTTCGTTCGATTAGCACGCGTCAAAAACTCTAGCGCTTTAGCATCCCCGGGCGTTAGAGATAATTTATACAGGGGATGCATGGAGGGTATATGGCTAATAACGTTACAGTAACTCTAAAACAGGTGAGAGAGTTTGTTTTGGGGGAACTCCGCAAGAAGGGAGATGCTGGAGCTACTCCGCTAGAACTAGGGGTCGCTTTAGAAAACTGGTTGAAGGAAAGAGGCGTGGATATAAGCAATGGAATTGGAACAATCATAGAAGCAATTATTTGGGATCCGGTGTTCAGGAAGCTGACGCGATTCGATGGTGAAAGAACGCGTCTTGTTGAATATAAAGAGAAAGAAATGGAAAGGAGGTAAGTGCAATGCTGCACGTTAGGTTTGAAGATGAGTATGCACGGCAGCTTTTGGAAAATATTCTCAGCAATGAGTACTGGATTGAATCCAACATTCCAGACGAGCATGGACTGCTAGTTACGTTGATATCCAAGATGGGGGATGAATACTACGATCGTCCAAATGTTTACCTGATAACCTATCATGGTATTTTTGAGCCGTCTGACATATCGCTTATCCGCGGATTCATTTACGGCGGGAAGTTCTATGACCACGAGTTTTCCATGCGCACGGGGGTGTGCATGGTAGGAAGGCCTTCAGCTATCTACTGGAGGTAAGAAAAAACACATAAACCAGCACCCCCGGGTATCTCCCCGCGGTACTCGGGGGTGCAAATATTTTAACACGCGGGGAAAGGAGGAAAGTATGAAGAACATCGGTGTGTGTGGGTCTAGCACTCGTAAGTGGTTTGTTCCCACCAATCCCGGAGAGAATTTCCCGAACGTGCACCTCGAAATGAAATATGGGGAATACGAAGTAGAGGAATCGCCGTACCACGCGACTTATTACTCGACATTTGAGCAGGCTTTCGATGCTTTTCGTCAGCTTGTAGGCGAAATCCGCTTCCCCCAAACCCAAAAAATTCAAGGGCTACTGCACTGCCGAATTCCGGGCGTTCCCTTCCAGGGATTCATTTGGATTGATAGTGAGGAAGATGTTCCATTCGCATGGGAATGGGCATCTAAATACTATGGACGTGTTTTCGCACGCCCGTGCCCACTCATTCCTCGACATGGGTTTGTGGAAAGCCGTGAAATCCATAGTGAGCAACAGCTGCGAGAGTTGCTTGCTGAAGTAAAGCAGGCAGATCCTGATGGCGAGATTTTGCTCACGTCTCTGATTGAAGCTGATTGGAATGCCATTTATACAAATGGCATGATTTACATTGGGCGCGGTCATGATGGTGCGACTGCTGGAAAAGCGGTGAAGTTCTTCCCGGTTTCTGAACCGGTTATTTTCGGATGGAAGTATGATTGGGGAACTCCATTTGTTGAGCTGGTGCGTGGTGCTACTGGATGGATTACCACGCAGTTCCGTGGGGGCCCAAAGGTTGAAGCAAAGCGCGATTTTATTCCACATGAAATTGTGGTTCGTGAAGTGATTTGGGTTGACCCAGATCATGTAGATGCTCTTGAATGGGAGAGAAGAATGAAATCTCTCCCGGAGGGAGTAGTTGTTTATCACCCCGGGGGATCGCTTACGTGCCACACAGCAATTCATGCGATTATTAACAAGGTTCCATACATAACTTCTTTCGAGCCGAAGGTGGGGGATACTCTCTCGCCAACGCAGCAAGTGAATCTTAAGACTCCACATTGGAAGCAATACTTTCTGGCGGGGTTTAAGCTTACATGCTCGATGGTTGATAGGTGGAAGGCGCCTGAGACTGCGAAAATGGCGATATACGCCTTCCACCATCTCTCAACGTCCTCGGAGGTTTCGCATAGACAGCTCGCCGCATTTTTCGCTGGCGTGTGGGCTCGCTTGGGAGCCGCATTGGTTCTCGGTGAACAGCGGCATCATGGACAGGCGATTCATTACTATGACAATTGCAAATTGTTCGAGAGTGGGAAGGATAGAAGCGAAGTTTATGAGGAGACAGTGTACTACAGTGATGCTGAGCTATTGCAGAAACTGCAAATCGCTATTAGGTGTATGTCGCACTGCCGCTGGCACCACCAGTATGGGGGTAAAAAGTGGGCTCGTTGCGGAAAGAGCGTACTAAAGATGATCAAGGCGTGCAGGTACGAAACGCTAATCGGGCACTGGAATAACTCGGTAAACCTGGCGCATAATGGAGGGTGGTGGTTCAACAAGCTATTGTACAAGGCGGATTTTGACCGTATGGGGGATGATTTCGCCACCCAACTCCACATCATCCCGGAGTTGGTGTGTACAACCGAATGGATTGAGCAAATTCAAGGAGAAATTCTACGACAGAAAGCACACCCCTCGAAACTCTTAGACATTCAGCAGTCTCAAGGGCGTATAATAAAGCGCTTGCTGACCGCTTCTTCGCTCAATATCACCTCCGTGCTCAGCGGGGCAATCAACTACGCGGAGTGGAAATACGAGGAGTTCGGTGAAGAGGCTAGATGGCGGTTTGTTGATACGAAAGATATCAAGCTGCAATTCAGGTACAATCACAGGCACAGCATCATTCTGAACCTCACGGAGGAAATCAGGCAGCAAATTCTGGAGGTTTGTGGCGATAATCATGAAGAGCTGTTCACACTCCCATCTCTTGCTGGATCGTCAGCGCTTTACGCTCCAGCGAAAGTATATCTCAACACGCAGCCTGATTATAAAGGGCACCGCGTGGTAATCAAGCTGTGTGTTGGGAGGGGGTCTGTAGCCATCGTTGCAGATTCTAAGTGGTGAGGAAAAAGAAGGAAAGGAGGGAAAAGAAATGGCGTGGCAGGGTCATATCTTCGATCGTGAAACCAATTGCCATCACGGGAATGTTCTTCTCGGCCAAACTGGGATTATTCGGTTGTTTGGAGGCGGAGAAACCCGTGGGGTAGAGCTTCTTGAAGCAGATGTTGTGATTTGCCTTCTCCCAACTCCACCAAAACAGGTAGAATCCCCTATCGGCATTCCAGAAGAGATTGCACATTACTTCGACCTCAAGGTGAAGATGCCACCGATAATCCATATGCCAATACAGGACTACTCCACCCCAAAGTTCGGGAGGAGATTGTGGCTGAAGTTTGTAGCAGGACTAGATAAGCTGGCGACTGAATTTTCAGAGGAGAATGGGAGGCCATTGGATTTGTTGGTTTACTGCACTGGTGGTCATGGCAGGACAGGTATGGTACTTGCAATTCTCGCGTGGGCGTTCGGGTTGACAAAAACCGATCCCGTAGCTTTCGTTAGAAGGCATTACTGCCACGAAGCTGTAGAAACCACAAGTCAGGAGGTGTATGTAGAACAGGTGACTGGGATAAAAGTGAAAAGAAGCGTAAAGGCAAAAGGTTTCGATTGGGACACACCAAATACAGGGGCGTTGACCACCCACGGAATGGGTGGTACAATAGTAAGCGGCGGGGCAGTAAGCATCCCAGCCTCGCAGAAGAAAGGAGGGAAGAATGATTGATTATATCAATGTCAGCGACGTGGTAGAAATCATCAAACTTGCGAAAAACAAAGAAGAAGCTGCGCGAGCTGCAACGAAGGTGTTGCACCTTCTAGTGCAGCTGCGTAATCCCGACGTAAGAGATGAAAAGGGAAATCGCCTCGGCGCGCATGCTTTTGCGCGCTGGAGGTATGCTATGGAACAGGAGTTGTTTGAGGCTATTGTTGAGCTTCTGCAAACCATTGAGTGAAAGGGGGATTGATATGAACACCATCGTTGTCATCAAGGGTCAGGTAACCAACAAGCAGGTGATTAGCAAAACAAAAGATGGGAGGGATGTTTATCAGATTGTTTTTGAACAAACCCTCCCCGTCAAGTTCTTCTCTGACCCGGGAGATGTTATTGGAAGGCAGGTTGTAATCACTGGTCGGCTGAGCGGATATCGAAACAAAAACGATAACCTCTTTGTAAGCGTCATTGCTGACGAAGTGAACATCATCGAAGGAAATAAAGAGGAGGGTGACGTAGAATGGTAACAAGATGTTCGCTATGCAATATGCCAGTTGTACTGGCATGGCTGAAGCCGGGGCATTTGCCCTGGCTTCTGCTTTCTATACCTGACCACAAAGTACGCTGTGTTTTGTGTGCTAACAAGAGGTACTATGCGATACTCGCGCAAATCAAGAGCGAGTATCGCAAGATCAAGGAAACCCTAAAGGAGGTGAACTATGAGATGGTTTAGTGTATCATGGGCTTGGAGTGAAGATGTAAAGCGCCTTCCGCTAGAAGCACGGTTGTATGGGCATGCTTGCATTGGAGAGAATGATGTAGAGGTTTACGTCAGCGAAAAGCGATGGGAGACAGTTGTCACAATCAAAAATCCTAGGAGCGATGTAACATTTCACATCTCGGCGAACAATCCTGAGGATATGGAGTGGTTGGCGCTAAAAATCTTGGAGGGGTGCCGTAAAGAACGAGAGCGCATTTTGCGCGCTCTTGAGGAGCAAGAAGGCGCGCGTATTCTGCGCGAAGAAATGGAGGAGGCAAATGAGCAAGCTGCAGAAGCAAAATAGGGGATTAGCGTTTGTTGACCCACAGGAAAAGCGTATATACTGTGCGGGGTGTGGAACATGGATGAGATATGAAGGATGCGACATTGCGCAAATGGATACGGGCGAGTGGGTCGGTGAGTTCTATATTGATGAAGAGCCGTTCGCGTTTTTCTACTGGGAGATTGACGACAGTCTAATAGCGAAGTTTTGCGGTGATAACAATCTCCCCCTGATTCGTGATACAGTGATTCTTTGCAAGGATAGCGCAGCGTGCTTTGGAAAGTTTGAAGAACATGAACCTGAGTATGCTATGTTTCTCTCGGCTATAGAGGATAATCTAATCAAGTTCTATAATCAGAAGAAAGGAGGAAAGCATGGCAAATAACATCTACGAGGCTTTGGCTAATGCGCAGGGTGAGTTTGGGCAGATCGTGAAAGACAAAACAGCGAGGGTAAAGACAAAATCTGGGTATGAATATTCTTACAAGTACTGCGATCTCGGAACGTTGTTGCGCATTGTCACTCCCGTTCTTCACAAACATGGACTGGTAATCTATCAGCTTCCATATCGTGATGAGAACAAAGTTGGAGTGCTAACTGTATTGAAACACATCCCAACTGGCGAGGAGCTCTCCTCGGAGTTTTACCTCACAACCGACGATCCTACTCCGCAGACTATCGGAAGTTTGGTGACTTATGCGAGAAGGTATGCCATTCAATCCATGCTGGGAATCGTTGCTGAGGAAGATGATGATGCGATTATAGCACAGGGATTGCAGGTTGTAGAGGGAGCGACACAGGAACAACTGCAGGAAATCGAGCGATTGATTTCTGAGTTAGAATCGCTGCAGAATGATAAGACAATTCGGCAGCGATGGATGACGTTTATGAGAATCAAAACGCTAAACGAACTCTCGAAGGAACAGGCGCAGAAAGGGATTGAAGTGCTCAAGACGAAGTTGGAGGTTGCACGTGGGACAAAGAGTTGAGTTAGTGCAGCGAACCGAAGCGTGGAAAGAGTGGAGAGGGGGGGCGCTTTTGCCCCCCCATATCTCTCCAAAGTTCACGATCGGGGGGAGTAGCGCGCCTATTGCGTGCGGAGTTTCACCGTACAAATCTCCAAAATCACTTGCGCGAGAAAAACTCATAGGAAAAGAAAACACTTTCATCACCGAGCAAATGCGTAAGGGGATGGAGATTGAGGGTCCAATGCGCTTGTACATTCTAGAAAAGTTCGAGCGAGATATGGTAACCGAAGCGTGCTATGAGCGAGAAGATTGTCCGCGACTCATTGCCTCTCTCGATGCCATTGACGATCTCGAAAACATATACGAAATCAAATACTCTGAAAACGAGAACATCCTGCAGGCATACATCTTTGATGAAACCCCTCCAATATTTCACGTTGTTCAGTTAGCACATCAGGTTATGGTTGTACATGAGAAGGCGAATGTGCATCAATCTTTCCTGATTTTCACGGATGGGATTGACGTTTATCCATACGAGGTGATATTCTCGCAGGAAATGCTCGACAGACTTCTTTCACATGAGCTCTGGTTTTGTGATAATATTCTTGATATTGCGGAGGGGATGCGCAATGTTGAACCACAACAATTCTCAGGAATGTATAGCGTACGCAAGATTGCTTGAAGCGATTTTGTTGCAAGCGATAAAGGATTTATCATCACCGTCGAGTCGCGTACGGCGCGACTCTTTTATTTTTTTGCGCGATCATGCTAGCGACATCATAGAAACGATAAACTACATTCGTAGAACTGACGGGGTCGTTCTTAGCGCGCAAAAAGTTTTGGAGTTTTTAGAAATGCATGAAAAAAATTTTGACGAGTTTTCTGCAGCGCTTGCGCAAAACTGGTTGGAAGAGTGTCTCATCACCGGGGTTATAACTGACGAAGATGTCCCACGCATCGAAATCATGATAGCAGCATCGCCACAGGAGGCCATCCAAACAATGTACGAGATGGCCATGCGCCACGCCGAACGGCTACTGGCCGACCTTTCGATGCTCATCGAAATGAAGGCCCTTGACCACGGCACTATAATGAACATAGCAGAAAAGCCGCTCTGGGAGCTTAGCCTCCCATGGGAGGTAATAGCACTGGTGGAGGAGCTGGTGAATGAAGCAGATGCTTGAGGCGGCAGCAGAATACATTCGTCTTGGGTATGGAGTCGTGCCGCTTGCTGAGTTGTCAAAGATCCCGCACCACACCCTCGCACCGCGAGGGCTGCATAGCGCCATCACTGATTATGACGGCTGGGAGAGGCTGTACGAGGCAGCAGAGCGTGGAGAGCGCTTTGGAATAGGGATCTTGCCACCACGCGGAGTGATCGTGCTCGACATAGATGAGCCGCGCGGAGCAAGCCTCATCGAGCGCCTCGCCTCGCACCTGCCACTAGGCGACTGTCCGCTGCAGCTCACCCCCAGTGGCGGGATGCATTATATCATGGCGGTCAAGGACTCGCAAGACTCTATCACCGCCACCACGCGCAGGCAAGGGATAGACATAAGAGGCAACGGCAGGGCATACATCGTAGCCTATCCAACGGTGATAACCCGCGATGATGGGAAGATGGCTGGGTATCGCTGGGTGAGGCCGCTCCTGCCGCCAAGTCACCTCCCGGCCGTCCCATGGAAGGGCGAGGGGGGTCTGAGCGGGGTGTTCGAGCGCAAGCCGCTGACAGTCAAGGCCTTACGCATTGACAACTATAGTGGTCAAAGCAGGGGGGATCTTCAGCCTTTGCTTGACCGCATTGCGTACGCAAGAAGGGGGGAGAGACATAACACGTTGCTGCGGTGTGCTTTAGCTGCGGTACTGGGGGGTGCTAGAGACGAGCATTCGATCGAGATGATTTTTCGAGCAGGGGTTAGCTCTGGGTTGAGCGAGTTCGAGGTGCGCAAGGTACTTGAGTGGGTGCTTAGCCGCGTGTGATGTGTACGATTTTCGGTCATGCAGTTTCCTCCTCTTCCCCCCTTCTCTCTCTCTGGTCTCTCCTTCCCCCCATACCCCCTATTCTCTCTATACTCTCTCTTAACCCCCTATCTTCTCCTTCCGGTCTTCTACACAAGAGCTTTAAAAATCTTTTAGCAAGTGCTCTGTTATACGCTGTACTCTAGAAGCTGCTTAAGTATCTGTAAGCAGCAAGCAGCAAGCGTAAATACTTTAAGCACGAACTATGTTATACGCTATGTACTACAAGCTGCTATGACTATACACTCCCCATTTCCTGTAAGACGTTGTTATACGCATAGATCTACAAGAAGCTGTAGCGTGGGGAGAGGGGGGAGAGAATGCTTAAAAGCATGCAACGTTAGTATTAAACATACAGCGTTCTTAAACACAAACGGACGGGAGAGAAGGGGGTATGCTTTAAAACATGCTAAGTTAACATACAGAGTATTAAGCATGCTAAGTAGACATACGAGGGAGATAGGAGAGTGTGAGAGGGAAGAGGGAGAGGGGGAGGAGAGGGAGAGAGGGGGGAGAGGGGTATCTGAGATGAGACAATGTCTCAAAATCCTGGACTGGATATGGGGGGATGTGGGCAACACGCAGTCAAGTTCAATGCGTTCAATGACTTACGTGCCTTATAGGGACCGTGGGAGGGTGACGCTAGTCATGGCGTCTAAGACTGCCTCGTAGAATGCCCCGCGCTTGCACGAGGTTGGCTCAGGATCGAAGATGATGGGGGGGTCAGTATCTCTATATCCCCCCAGCACCCTCGAACGTTTATAGAGGCGATATATCGCGCGTCCTTGAGAACATGCGCGGTAGCGAGCTTCATACGATGCATAGGCATTATAGCTAGGTAGCTACTGCATCGTGAGATGCCATTGGCCTCGAAGCGCGTTTACAGCTGTCTCTTATGACCCGTGCGCTGGGGGTCTTGACGTTGGAGGTAAACTGAAAACATGGGGATGAACGAGGGAGGGCTGAGCAATGACCAATTACCTGTTGCGTAGGTTCTTCTGGATGATTTCTAAGCTGCGGTTTTACGCAGTGAACGGGCAGTGGTGGTGCGCTAAGATGCAGGCTGAGATGCTCTACGATGTTGCACTGCGCCTTGGTGGAGAGTACTGCCCGGCGGTGCATGAGATTTCCGGGGCGCTGTGTGATGGGAATATAAGACGATTTGGGAAGCTGGTGGAGAGGCTGTACCATCAGGTCGGGAGAAGCGACCCAGATCTAGCGAAGACGCTTGAAACCTTCCGTCGTAACTCGTTTTGGGAGTATAACTACCGGGCGGATGGGTGGAAGGAATCGTAGGTGCTATATGTTGTATCTCTTGCTCAAGGCGGTTGAAGTATGGTAGCAGGCATTTCTCGACTATGACACTATCCCATTCATTCGACTCCTGCGGTGAGTGATGTGCCCTGCCCGTGACGTGCACGGATTCGTGGAGGATGGTGAGGACGCGTGCTTTCAGTGGGAGAGTGAAGAATACCGGGCAAAGCACAACTACGCTGGTGTTTGGGATGGTGTAGGCGATGATGTCGTGTTCTACGCATGGGCGTTGTAGCTGCTTGTTCTCAGTGCCTACCCATAGAGCATAGTACACGGCGTTTGCATATGTGCCGTCAGCCTTCCCTGTTACAGCCAGCTGGCAGGCTGGTGAGGAGGCGGCAGAACGGGCGGCCTGCCATGCCGCTGTGAGCGTAGAGGCTTGCCGGCAGGTCATGTGGCGCATGAGTGGAAGGTGGTCTGGCTGGAGCGTGCAGCACGCTGCCATGAGGGCTGGTGGGAGCGCGTGCATGAGGAGTTTCACATAAGTCATTATACAACATGGGCTTCTGTAGGGTTGCTGTGATGTTTGACGGGGGTCTTGACAGGGGTGGTAGACTGAAAGTAGGGAGGTGAATGATGAGCGAGCCATTGATTGAGGGCGGGAAGTTGGTTAGGTTGTGGAACGGGCGGCTGGGAGCTGAGGGTGTCCCAGGTGCGAAGCGTGGCTTGCTAGTGCATTCTGCGTCTACGCACCGAGTCTCCGGAGGGCACGCAAGCGGGGTGTATGTGCTAACCAAGAGAGTCATGAGAGGCAGTGATTTGTGGTACGCGAGGAGGGCGTATGAAAGCATCGAAAGAGTTGTGGAATAACATGGATGCGGCTTTCAGTATGTTTCGCGAACAGAAGGAGGCATAAATGTTTGTGGCCATGCTTGATGAAGACGGCATGAACTATGCTTTGGCGGAGGTGGTGCGGTGGACTTGCTGCAACTGCGGCGAGCAGTGGTGGGAGATTGACGCCTGGCCGAACGATGTTCCGCCTAGGTATAAGCCGCCAGATACATGGAAGGGTGGGGTGTTCGTGCGCGAGACGCGAGTAACAAGCGTTTCGGTTTTCGCGGTTAGCTCGATTCTCAGGCGTGCGCGCCTATATATAGTCGGCGGCAGGGTCTATCAAGGATTGTTTACAGTTGGCAGATTTCGCGAGTGCGGCCTCATTCAACCAGAACCTGGCTGGGAGATGGTTGCGCAATACAGTTTCCCATGGACAAAGCCTAGTCGCGTCCTCGCTATGTGGCGCGCTTATGGCAGAGACAGAGAAACAGAGTCTATTAGTGACCTGAAGGATAAGACGGCCAAATCTTGCAGCTGCTGCAGCGAACGGCAGCCGGCAAGTGGTTAGGGGGATGGCACATGACGGAAGCGAAGCGTCGTAAGGATATATGGACGCGCATGTATGATGCTATGGAGCGTTTTGGCGAGCCACAAGATGTGGTGCTGAAGTCCTATGATAAGAAGATAACGGTGCGAGCTTATTTTGGGGGACCGTGGGCCATTCATAAGACGCTTGTTGATGTGAGCGACGTATCGGATAAGAGGGTGGTGGAGATGGAGGGTATGTGGGATTTGACGCATTGGAGGACGGGGTGGACTGTCGTCTGGGACCAATGGAAGGAGAACTTGGCGCTTTTGGCTGAGTTGCTCAGCCGACTGGATGGATGGGAGAGTGACGATTTTAGCACTCTCCCCATCCGTGAGGCGCATACCATCATTGAGGCTTGGAAGGCGGGGGAGGTGGATGATGTCTAAGGCTGTTGTAGATGCTATCGTGTCTACGGACCACGGTTTTCAAGCTATCTGGTTGTTGGTGCACGTTTCTGATAGAAGCGTATGGATCACTTTTGAGGAATCTAATAGCTCTGTGAGAATATCCACAGCGACTCCTGAAGAAATGCGAGCTCTGTTGAATACCGCGCTGCGTCTGCTGGATGAAGCTGTTGCTGAGCATGAGGAACGCGGCGGTGGAGAACAGGATGGAGAAGAGTATGGCGAATGAGATTCACGGTTTCTTGATTCAGGTTAAGCGGGGCGTAGAGGGTGTCAAAACGGAGGTTCTTAGGAATGGGATGGTTATTCTTCGCATAGAAGGTGATGGTGTAATCATCGAGTTTGTCTCGCCCTCCGCAAATGAGCTGTGTAGTCGCCTGTGTGAGATTGTTGGAGAGATAAAGGCTAAGGCGCATCTCGCGGATTGTGAGGCTGTCACTTGGTGTGATGGGTGCGAGACTTAGAGTGTGGGAGGCGAATAGTATGATAGCCGAACACATTGTTTGCAGGACTCATGCCGTGCAGAAGGCAAAGATCGTGCGTGTAGTTGTTGAGGACGGTCAGGCAGCTCTTCTGTTTGAAGGCGACTGCGGATGGATAGAAATTTTTTCACACTCTGCTAAAGAGCTGAGTCGGTATCTGCGGAAGCTTGCTGAGGAGATAGAGGCAAGTGATCGGTTTGCTGCCGCGGATGCCGCAGCCAAGCACGGTGAGGGTAATGGACAGGGGTGAGATATGTCGGAAGCGTGGTGGAAAACAAGGAAAATCACCACTCATGAGTTGGCACTGTTGCTTGAGGTTGACGAGCGGCGTGTGGCCGACATGATGTCCACGCTCAAGCCTGAGAGAGACGGTGAGGATTGGATAGTTGCGTCGTGGTTTTTTCATATTCTAAGAGATTATCGTCGTTTGAGAAAAATCGAAGTAGATTTTGAAGTGAAAAATCTTGATGAAAATAGCGAAAGCGAATTTCTTTTCCCACAAGAATCTTCTGGAGATTTGCTAGATGAAGTTATGAAGCTGTACAATGAAATGCTCGGAGAACATCTTCCTCCAGTCCGTTTGCGTTCTGCGTGGAGAGAAAAGATGGTTAAGGCTCGTACAAAACAGTATCTGAAAAATCTCGATGGCTGGAGGAGATATTTCGAAATTGTTCTTCGCTCACCGTTTCTGCTAGGAAAAAGCAGCGTTGTTTGGAGGGCAAATTTTGATTGGTTGATTCGCCCGAATAATATGACAAAAGTTCTTGATGGGGTGTATGTCGAGGGAACATTCAATGAGTACGAGAAGGTGAAGGAAGAGAACGATATTCGCATTGGGACAGTGATGAAGAGAGATATTAGTTTGTTAGCATCAACGTTGCGAAAAATTGCTGCAGCTGTCGAGCGCAATGAGTATCACTGGTTGGCTCTTCCCAAAAAGCAAAACAAAGTTTTCATGACAAATGCTCGCTTGGCATTGGCTGTATCTACCGGAGTGGTGAACAAGAAAAATTATCGTGCGCTAATGGATGCGTGTGGGTTTTCTGATGATGATACTGTTTATGTTTTGAGCGAGGATTACTATGAAGTACTACGACCAGTACTGGAAGCCGCTAAGATGGGGGAGTTGGGAACCAGTCTATGGACCCAAAATGTTGCTGCGGCGGCTGTGGGTATATTGCGAAAAGGAGAAGATTTTATGGCGAGGCACAGTGGTTTTCTATCTGCCATCACTGGGGCGTACGATGTCAGCAGCGAACGAGAGAGGCGTAGCGCAGCTTCCGAACGCCTATCCCAAATACTGGTGCCCGCAGGTACATTCGCCGCATTTTTTGGGGAGTGAATACAGCGGTGGGGTGCTGCATGGCCTAGACATTTCTGATGAACCTGGAGTGTATGTCTTCTCCACTGAAGAGAAAGACGTGCTTTTCGCGTATAGCACGCAGAACCTTCTCGACGGGATGAGGGTGCTCGATATACAGCACGTAGATTTAGGTGAGGAGATTATTCGCTGCGACAAGCCAGAGCGCGCCCCGCTTACGTTTTTCCTCCCAATAGTGTACGATAAGAAAGTTGCCGGGACGCTTGGAGTGTGGTGGATGAAGCAGCGAGAACTGGAGGCGGTGCTAACGTGATAGGCAAGCAGCAGCGAACATTATTGCAGCGAGCTGTTATTCGTTACCTGTTCTCTGTTGACAGGTATCGCAGGGCCGAGCTGTGCGGTGAGGTGCCACGCGAGGCGTTCTACGAGAATCCTGGAGCGGCGCTGCTGTATGACGTGGCTGTTTTTGCTGATGATGAGCGCATCAGCAGGACTGATGTTCTGAAGTTACTGGAAGCCAGAGGATGCTCGGCACGTGAGATAGACCTCGCGCTGCACGAGTACGATATCGCGCTCGATGCGTCTGGTGCGTACTGGAAGGGGGAGCTCGGTGAGGGGTTCTATCAAGGCGCGCTGCTGAAGCTGCTTGAGGATGTGCGCCTGCGAGGGCAAAGAGAGAGACTTACGCAGGCTCTGCGGGCTATTGGGAGTGGGGATGTTGGGGCGGTAGAGGCGATTCTGCGCGATGCACTGAGCGTCTTAGATCATCACCAAGTGCAATACGGAGTGGAGACGCTCGATAGATATGTCGAGCGATGCCTCAACGAACTGCTGCGTGGCGGGAATGAGATTCCTCTTGCAGGCAGCATACTCTCTCCGCTGCTTTCTGAGGTGCGCTATGGAGATATGATGGTGATAGGTGCTCGCCCAGGAGTGGGGAAGACAGCCATGGCGGTGCAGCTTGCGGCTGAGCTGGCTGGGATGCACAATCTTCCAGTGATGTTTGTTACGCTGGAAATGTCTTCACAGCAAATCTTCCGTCGTTTCGCGCAGCATTTCACGCGTGGGGAGAGCGAGCGTCTATTGCGAGAGCGCAGTGATGCTATCGTCTTGCTGCTAGACGCGCATGCTGACGTGATGCGTAATATCACTCTTGTGGAACAGCCCGCGGCGCGTCCTGAGGATGTCGAGGTTGCGATTAGACGCGCCTCACCTAAACCGGCCGTGGTTGTGGTGGATTATTTGCAGCTCATGTCTCCGCCGTCGTACGGGAGGGCGAAGAGCAGCGGGAATAGGGTGCAGGAGCTTGGGGAGATTACGCGGAGGATGAAGGCCCTTGCGATGCGCGAGAGAGTTGCGCTGGTGATGCTGGCGCAGCTGAACCGCAGGGTTGAGCAAGATGGGAGGTCAACGATTATGCTCTCTGACCTGCGCGACTCCGGGACGATCGAACAAGACGCCGATTATGTGCTATTTCTCTCCAGGGGCAACGGTAGTGATGTAAGCGTGCAGCTTGCCAAGAACCGCCATGGCGCTGTAGGTGAGATGATGTGCTTGTTCGATGGGGAGGCTATGACGTTTGCCTTCGAGGGCATGGTGAAGTAGGGACTTGACAGGAGTGGTAAACTGAAAGCAGGGAGGAAGACGATGAGTGAACATGGGAAAGTAACCAAAGGCGTCTGGAAGACTGGACCTGTGGAGGTAAGGATCTATGGAGACAAGGAGCATGTGATTGTGGGGTTCAAAAATGAAGATGCAGAGTACAGTTTGTATGGTAGTCCATCGGTGGTTGTGAATCTGTTCCGTTGGTTGGCGGAGAAAGTCAAAGAGATTGAGAGCTCTGCCACTTGGAGGTGATGGGTTATGGCAAGTGACAAGGACATGCGTTTATGGATGAGTGTTTTGAGAGATGTTGAAGAACTTGCAGTTGAGTTAACTGAGGATGGGGAGGGCATTTTGCGTGTTGTAGACGGTGATGTGTTGATAGAGTTGAGCCACCCCGACGCGAGATGGTTTGCCAAGCGGTTGCGTGAGCTGGCTGATGAGTTAGAGACGCTCATCGAGACAGGCGGTGTTTTTTGGGGTGGTATAAGGCGAAGGCCGTCTGACCAAGAGAAGGGGCAGGATTAGAGAGAAAAAGATGAATACAGCATACGAGCGTTGCAGCGATTATCGAGACGAATGGCTCACCCCACCATGGATAATCGAGCTGCTTGGACCATTCGACCTCGACCCATGCGCCCCTGTGCGTAGACCGTGGAGCACGGCTGCTGTGCACTACACGATTGAAGATAATGGGTTGTGGAGGGAATGGCAAGGTTTGGTGTGGCTCAATCCGCCATACAGCAATCTCTTACCATTCCTGCGGCGCATGGTGGAGCATGATAATGGGATCGCGCTGTTGTACGCCAGAACGGATACGGAGTGGTTTCATAAGTATGTGTTCGATAGGGCGCGTGAGTTGTTTTTTCTGAAGGGGAGGTTGAGGTTTTATGATGTGGAGGGGAGAGAAGCAAAAAACAGCGCTGGTGCCCCATCAGTGTTGGTGGCGTATGGTGAGGAGGCGTGTGAACGTCTAGCACGCCTCTCGAATGAAAAGGGAAAACATGTTTATTTACGATAGGAGGGTGTTATGGTAATGACGGCTGTTGCTGTGGCAATCGAGGTTTTAGTGATTTTGGTGTTGGTGTTGGCGTTGGAGAATGCTGTGTGGGTAAGGGATGCCATTGTGGCAATGCTGACCATTCTTGGAGGGGAGAAGAAGCAATGATTCATCTGGTCCTTGGAGGTGTGGCGCTGTTTTTGGTGTTTAGGGTTTATCGTGTTTTGGTGGCTACTGTTATGGCGATGGGGAAGCTTGGTGGTGAGGCAATGACGCGCGAACAATCGAAAAGGCCCGTCATTGTACCAAAGGGGGTGAACTAATGCGCACTGTTTCTGTGACAGCGTTGATGTGGTATGGGTACGATAGCGACGATGAAGAAGCTATTGCCATGGCGTGGGATGCAATGGGAGAGGGGAAGAGTTTGGTTGATGTGAGCGGGCCGATCGAGAGCAGAATGGTGAAGTACTTCCAGGACAAGACTGGTGTTGTGAAGCAGGCTGTTGAGGCAGCGACAAAGGCCGCTGGAGCGGAGGATTATATCGTCCTTGACTGGGGAGAGGCGATGACCATGGCAACGATGGCTGAGATTTTGGGAGGGGCTGTTGCCGGAACTACTCACTAGCGTGCGGCATATGGGATGGTACGGGAAGTACCTCCCACAGGTGTTGGAGAGGTGGTTTTGCACGTCGTACGATAAGGCGGTTGCGGCGTACGTAATCACCCGCATCCCAGCCATCGTGCACACATACAGAGTGATGGATGCAACGGCAACCTCTCCACTCTCGATACCGCGTATTCGCAGGGGCGAGTTTCTTGACGCGCTGTTGTGGTGGTATAAGAGGCTTTTCGGAAGGATGCCAGAGCAGAGCGAGCGCAACACAATCAAGGTGCATGCGTCTTCTATGCGGCACGTTGGATGGCAAACAGGCGTTGTGGTTGACGATGATGAGCGCACCACATACGTCCTCCCATCCCGTCATGATATCGCCGGATTGAGCGTCAAGTTCCCTGGCACGATGGCATATGTCTACATGCTCTCTGTTTTGGATGGGAGGTTTACGGTCGGGGCGTCAATGTACGAGCTGCGGAAGGTGCTGTCTAAGGCGCTGCAAACGAATCGCGTCAACCCTGCGTACGCGCTCTCAAGCATTTCTGTCGAGCGTGGAGGGCCTGTTGTACAGTGTGGTAAGGATCCTGTCGAGCTTGCGGGGATGAGCGATAAGTCGCGCCTGGTTTGGTACAGCATCGAGTCCATTTGCTCCAGCATTCTCTCCTACCAATGCCATTGTGGAAATAAGTTTCTTTTCGCTCCTGCTCTTGGAAGGGGACTCGGAAACATCAGCATTCAACCAAATCACTCGCTGAGTTCTGGGTGGGATGTTGTGCTTTGCAGGATTTGCAATAGGCAAACCCTCCCGGATTTGGCGTTTGCATTGAATCGTGTGAGGATATATGAGCTCGAAGCGTGGACCGACATGTAAGAGGGTCAAGGGAAGAGTTCGCGAGTGTGAGTTCAAGTCTAATCTTGAAAAAGAGTTCTATGCTTACCTCAAGCTGATGAGGAACAATGGGAAGATCAAGTGGTTCAGCTACGAGCCGTTTTCTCTGAAAATAGGGGCAAACATGCAGTATCGCCCTGATTTTGCAGTGATTACTGATGATGATGAGCTTGTGTTTTACGAGGTGAAGGGCTTTATGCGGGAGGATTCATGGATTAAGCTGAAAGCTGCTGCCTCTCGCTATCCATTTGCTTTTTATCTTGTGAGAAAGAATCGCGGACATTGGCAGATTGACGAAGTCCCGAGTGATTTCAACTATGATTACATCGAAGACGTGGGAGGTGAAAATGCTTGATTTTGCGACGTATTTGACGCAGCTTGCCAACTTGATTTATCAGGATAATGCGAAGAAAGGGTTTTGGGATAAGGAGAGAAACTTCGCGGAGGCGATGATGCTTGTTGTCACTGAGCTGAGCGAAGCCGTCGAAGCTGCTCGGCATAACAACCCACCAAGCGAGCGTGTTGATGCCGGTGAGGTCGAAGAGGAGATTGCTGATGCCATTATTCGCTTGCTTGACTGGTGTGGTGGGAAGGGGATTGACATCGGGAGGATTGTGATGGAGAAGCTTGAATACAACAGGACGCGCCCATATTTGCATGGGAAGACGTTTTAGGAGGTGCATATGCTTCTAGCTTCCGTTATGTTGTTGCTGCAAGTTGCTATAGGACAGTCTCTCCCACCAGTTGATACCGAACCACCACCGCAGGATTATCGCACTCCACGTAGGGTCTTGCTGCATAGCTGCGAGCGCGTATTCTACTTGGCTCATCCTGCGACGTGGGAGGCTATCGAGGTGTACTGCCCGAATGGGTGTAGGACGTATTGGATGGATTTGTATGATGATGTTACCGGAGGGTGCGCAACGCATAGAGAGGAGCTCCCTCCAAGCACAACTCCGCATGTGTATCTCAACCCGCACCGCAGCATTATTTTGATTGTCGAGGGCGCTTCCGAGCTTCGTTCGCGCAATCCTATTTGTTGGTTCCCGATAAATGCTGAGAGGGTGATTCAATCAGGCAGTGTGTGTGCATTTTGAGGTGTGTATGTCGAAAAGAGAGTATATTCAATACAACGCGACGCAACTCGTGAAATACGCGAAGGAGATTGATTTGTTTGCGCGGTTGATTTATTCGCGCCCTGGGGATGCTGGGTATGTATCAGATGCCGTGCGCGAGATTGATGTTGCGCTCAATGGGTTGGTGAAGGCCCTGTCGGTGATTAGAAACCTGAACAATGGGAAGTAGGAGGAGAAAAAATGAGCGCTGCGTTTTACGAGATGTTGGCTGTAAATGTGATTTCTAGGGCTGCACGGGACATGGCGTCTGTTGATGGGGCGTCGCGAGCTGATACTATAGATGCATTCATGTGGTTATTTGGGGATGATGTTGAGGAGGGGAGTTTTAGGTGGTGGTGCGCCCTGGCTGGATTGGATGCGGAGATGGCAAGAGAAAGCGTGCTACGGTACTGCGCAAAGCATAGGAGTACATCGGGCGACATGCGCACCGCATGCAGTAGAATATTGTCTGGAGAGCTTACTCCACAAGATGCAGTAAGGATGTTTGCCGTACACACAACAGATGAAGTGTGCCACAAGCCTGTGTACTCACAGATGGAGATGGAGGTGCTATGGGATCTACCCAGCCTGTGAAGTTCGACAGCGAGAAGGTAAGGCTGGATCTCCTTCCGGTCCTGCCGCTTATGGCCGTTGCTAGGGTATTTCAGTTGGGGGCGCAAAAGTACGGTGAATACAACTATGCAGAAGGTGATGGATTGAGTGCATCGCGGTTGTATGCTGCTGCGCTGAGGCATTTGTTCGCGTGGTGGGGCGGTGAGGACAGCGATAATGAAAGCGGTGAGAGCCATCTTGCGCATGCGGTGTGTTGTATACTGATGATGATGGTGAAGCATGTTGATGATCGCCCGTCTTTCGGTAGAGGAGGGGAAAGATGAGGCCCGAGGAGTGCAAAAGCGTATATGGCATTGACCCGCGAGATGTCGAGGGAATGATGGGGTGGTGGGTGGTGGATGAGACGGCTGCCGCACGTGCGGCTAAGAAGGGGGGTGACCGTGTACAACCAGGGATGTTGGCAGTGCTGGTGAAGGGTGGTGTGGATACAAGTTGGGTGCATGCAAAAGTGAATTTTGTGCACGAACAGGTTTTTTATGAAACTGGTGTGAGGGTTTTGTATTTCCGTAAACAATGGTGGAGGGAGAAATGAGTCAAGATGTGCGTTTGGAGTGGTTGAAGAAAGTGTATAAGGCTGCAAGGTCTGTGTTGATGGAAGGGGAGTTTTTCGGTGATGCTGGTGTGATTGCCGCGCAGGCTGCTCTGGAGAGCGCGTGGGGGCAAAGCGAACTTGCGCGTCAGGCGAATAACCTGTTTGGGATAAAGACTGGGAAGAGTTGGAAGGGGCCGTGGCTTGAGATGCAAACGCTTGAGTATGATAGCCATGGAGAGCCGTACA